GTATATAATAGATACTATCCAAATAATTTAATTTTTTTTTTTAATTTTTTTTTTAATTTTTTTTTTTTTTTGATTCATAGTCATGAGTGGGATATACACCAACCCCACCTCCCCCATCACTTAGCCAGTGGGGTTCCACCCCCTATGGTTAAACAAATTATTCATTAACAATTTAACATTAAGTATTATGGACAATCAGTTAAAATTCCGTGAGACATTGACAGTTGAACAGTTTAAAGCAGCTCAACATGTAGACAAGATTCAAGTGAAACAGAATCCTAAGACCAACAAACTGTTCTTCACATTTGGTGCAAAGACAGGAGCAGTTGCAGTGAAGGGTATTCCTGCACATCCAATGGTGTCAAATGTTGAAGCACCTGATGGTAGCTCATTCTGGCTTCTGCATGAAGAAGGCACAGGTGGTGCACCAGTGTTGGCAACATTCTAATGAAGGAGGGCATTTGCCCTCTTTCTTCTCTATTCTTCTGAGCATTAATACAACTTCATTATGGAAAATTGGAAAGTAATAGTTGAATATCCCTCTTACTCTATTTCTTCCTTGGGGAGAGTTAAGAATAATACTACTAATAAAGTATTAAAAGCTGTGCCTAATACATTTGGCTATCTTCAAGTAAGATTATACAAAGAAGGACAATATAAAGTTTTTACCATACACCAGTTAGTAGCCACTTATTTCCTACCTATTCCTTCTGGAGATTTAGAATTGAATCATATAGACGAGGATAAACTAAATAATAGATGGGATAATTTAGAGTGGGTTCAGCATAAAGACAATTGTAATCATGGTACAAGGAATGTAAGAATGGCTAATAAATTAAGTAAACCAGTTATCCAATGTACCTTAGATGGCAGTTTAAATAGAATAACTGGATTTACTGTTTTAATCTTTGTGAACAGAGTATCTTATTGTTTAATTAAGCACTAATCATGCTTATAATATACACATAGTGAGCATACCAATGGGCTAATTTAGGCAATCAAATGTGAATAGTAGTAGCATTTGACAGAACACATGCCATTAAAATGTGTTAAGAAATTACTAATATATATAGGTAATGTTAGAAATAACAGAACTGGTAGAATATTAGCTAAAAGGTTAAATAATAGAGGTTATGTTACTGCACATTTACCTAATAAAATGGCTTATGTGCATAAATTAGTAGCTCAAGCCTTTGTATCTAATACTAACAACTACTCTGAAATTGACCATATTGATGGTGATAAAACTAATAATACTTATACTAATTTAAGATGGTGTTCAAGGAAAGATAACATGAATAATCCAATTACCATTAATAAGATTAGTATATTAAAGACAGGTCCAAATAATCCTATGTACAATAGAGAATCCCCAAATAAGGGTAAAATAGGTGCAGATTCTACATTATCAAAGAGGGTTATTCAATATGATTTGGAAGGTCATGAGATTAGGAGATGGGATAGTGTAAGAGATATTAAAAGAGAATTAGGATTTAGTCAAGGGCAAATATCAGGATGTTGTAGAGGAGAAACTAAAACAGCAAAGGGATACATTTGGAGATATTATTAACAAATTAACTTATAAACACATGAAAAAGATATTAATAGTAATTCTATGTACACTAATCACAGTGTGCATAATATCCTGTGATAAGGAGTATCCACTTGGTCAAGAGAAAGATTTAATAATAGTAATAGATACAGATACACTAAATACTCATGGCTAAAAATTATCACAAGGAGAATTGTAGTTCTGAATTAAGAGCTACAATTACAGACAAATTGGGTAGAACAGTTTCACTGTTTGGAACACATGCTTTTGAATGGTCAATAGTAATTGCATCAGACAATAGCATCACAATGCAGACCTTTAAGAAAGGTGATATTGCAAGAAAAGAGTTCAATAAATACAAAAGAAAAAGATAATTATGAATGAAACTGCAATGTTGGTGGTATTACTTGTAGTTGGTATATTAATTATGCCCTATTATATAAGTCATACTGGACCATCCCCAAGAGATAAAGAAAGAAAGAGGATACAAGAAGAAATATGGGAGCTTGAAAAGAAACAAGATGCAACCTTTACTTCATACTCTCCTTCAAGACAAGAGAGAATAGACAAATTGACAAATCAATTAAAGAATCTATGAAAACATTTAAACTAATTATCAAGGGTGTGTTATTATATATAACCACTCTTGTCACTTTATTATATATGATGGGTATTGACAGTATTTATGACAATGGATATTTCTTTCATGGTCTTATACTTGTAGCCATACTGATTGGAGTATGTTATAAAACTATTAACAAAGAAGAGCTTGAGATACTTACATTAAACAAGTATTTCAATCACCTTGATGATGAATCAGAGTAGGTATGTGTTTTATATAAGGTTAATTAAAGAGTAGCTCATGTTGTGAAACACAGCTACTCAAACTGCCCTCATAGTTCAGTGGATAGAACAATTTCCTCCTAAGAAATAGACCCCAGTTCAACTCTGGGTGAGGGTACTCAATTTTAGTTCGGGCAATAGTAATATTGCTACAGGAGGCTGGTATGTGAATATAGGTCTCCTTTTGTGATGTCTCCATAGTTCAAGGGAAAGAACAATAGTCTTCTAAACTATATATCTGAGTTCGAGTCTCAGTGGAGATACAATGGGGGATTTAGCTCACTATTTCTACTAAGCAGGGGAACCTAAAGGAAAAGCAAAATGTGATGCTTATGGGCAAGCCATAAAGGGTGTTATGGGCTGTCAGACATTTCTACCTTGTAAATCACAAGAAATGCTCAAGAAGGAAATTCTTAATAAATAATTATATGGAAGTATAAATAATTAATTTTAGTGATATGTGTTCTAAATTAAATCCAAATGTGAAGCCAACTTCAAAGTTGGATACAGAAAGACTGGCTGGTGGTTCAGGTGCATTAGCAGCTAAACAGAGTAATGTAGCATTATTGAGGAGAGCTGTATTAGCTAATCTTCTTTGGGAAGATGTTGCATATATGGATGGTCTCAAGGTGGCAGAAGAAATAAAGAGGTTAATACCTTTGTGTCCTGCCATTGATGTGTATAATATTGCTCTTGAAGCAAGATTAATGCAGAAGCTAAGACATACACCTCTGTTTATAGCAGTAGAAATGTGTAAATATCCTGAACATAAGCTATTTGTAGCTGACTTGTTGCCTAAGATTATTACAAGGGCTGATATGCTTACAGATTTCTTGGCATTATATTGGAAAGATGGTAAAAAGCCTATCTGCAACCAAGCTAAGAAAGGATTAAGTGCTGCCTTTCATAATTTCAATGAATATAAGCTGGCTAAATATGACAGGAATGCAGCCATTAAACTGAGAGATGTTATGTTCTTATGCAGACCTAAGCCAAACAATGATTATGAAACCAAGTTATTCAAGAAAGTAGCTGACAGAACCCTTACACCACCTGAAACATGGGAAGTGTTATTGTCTGCTGGTGAAGACAGGAAAGAAACTTGGACTAAATTAATCTTTGAGAATAAGATTGGTGGTCTGGCTATGTTGAGAAACATAAATAACATGAAGAAAGCAGATGTTGATAGAAGAGTTATTGTTGAGGGATTAACAAGACTTAAATCATCAATGTTATTGCCTCTTGACTTCTTGAAAGCTGAAAGAATGAATCCTGAGTTCAGTAGGGATATTGAAGATGCTATGTTGGAATCATATAAGAATCTACCTAAACTTCCGGGTAAAACCTTGTTTATAGTAGATGTCAGTGGTTCTATGGGTAGTCTTACTTCTGGTCAATCACAGTTCAACAGAATGGACCAAGCATGTGCAATGGCTATGTTAGCTATTAATCAATGTGAGGACTATGAACTTGTAACTACAGCAGGTAGTGATGGTCTAAGAAAGCAAGCATCTGAACATATTAAATATCCTCAAAAGGGATTTGGTGTATTCAAGCAAATCATGGACACAAGAAATAATATTGGTAGTGGAGGTATATTCACTAAACAATGTTTAGACTGGTGTAAAGCTAAGTTTAAAGATGTCCACTTTGATAGAATCATCATTTTCTCAGATTCACAGGATATAGACCACATGTATAATAAGTCTATCCTTCCTGAGCCTTTTGGTACTTACAATTACATTTGTGATGTGTCAGCCAATACAAAGGGAGTGAATTATAGAGGTAGATGGACTGCTGAGATTTCAGGTTGGAGCGAGAAATTCCTTACATACATAGCTGCATTAGAGGGAGTTGAAAATAAATTTGAAGAAGATAATGCTTAAGCTTTGTAAAGTTTGTGGTCAGTACAAAGAAGAATCTGAGTTTCCTATACATTCAGCAGGTAGATTAAGGTCTACCTGTAAAGAGTGTTGGAATAAGCAGAATAGAGAGAAGAGAAATCCAGAGAAAGAGAGACGAAGAGGAAAGGAATATTATCAAAAGAACAAGGCAAGAGTTATTGAAAGAACTAAGCAATGGGCTAAAGATAATCCTGAGAAGAGGAGAGAAATAGTAAGAGAAATGAGGAATAGAAGATACCAAGAATTTCTTAAACTAAAAGAGAGTTTGTCTTGTATTATCTGTGGTGAGTCTGACCCAGCTTGCATAGATTTTCATCACTTAGATGAAAGTCAAAAGGAATATCAGATTTCAGATTTAGTTATGAGCAGAGAGAAGATGGTGGAAGAATTAAAGAAGTGTGTTCCAGTATGTGCAAATTGCCACAGGAAGATACACTACTATGGTTCTGACAAATATCCTCAACTGAATAAGTTTGAGGAACAGTAAAATATAATGTTGTATAGTGTATAATAGACTTACTTCAAGCTAATATGGATATAGTTTATCAAACAATAGTCTGTTAGTTGTTCTTACAATATTAACTTATAATGCCATTAGTGTGTTACAGATTTACATCAATAATCTTTTAAATTATCTACGATAATCTGTTAAATGTTCTATGGCATATCTTATAAAGACATCATTAGTGAAGCAAAGAGTTACTTCATAAATGGTTATATGGCAATATTACTCTTGCACTATTCTATGATGTCTTTTATTTTATGGAGGGATAGCTCAGTTGGTAGAGCAGTATAAATGAAAATTACACTTTGTTCAATGTTCCACAGTAATATGTTGGTGTAGAATAGAGTTACTTCAAGGTTTACACAATAGTTTTGGGTACTATCAAATAAAGGTTCGAGTCCTTTCATCCCCACACAAAGATTAGTGATATACAACACTTACTTCAATATTATACATAAAAGAAAAAGTAAATTAAAGTAAGAAAGGAGTAGATTTTTAAATCAACTTATGTCCTTAGGGGCAACAATTTCAAAGGTGTTGTAGAATATTCTATCTTTTAAAGGCTATCAGTTTAAGTACTGATAGCCTTTTCTATTTACCCTATTACTATCTGTAAAGGTTTCAAATTTGAATATAAAGAATGAATGATGTTAAAGTAAGCCTATCCATAATTCTTCAAGGAGGAGTTATGTATAGCCAAGAGCAGGCTAAAGCTCTTGAGAAAGAAAAAGAAGGCACAGGTTATGACACTTTCAATATGAGAGTAGAAGGTAAGAAGAGTGATGGTAAGAAAGATGTTCAAACCATTACTGTGAAGACCAGAAAGAATAAGCCTGCAAGTCAATCACTCAACTTGAGTATGGATGCCTATAATTATATGGTGTCCAATGAAGCTCCTTATTTTGTTAAACCCAGAGATTGGGAGAGACTTACTAAGAAGCAGAGACTTGAGGCTCATCTCAAAAGGATTGTGGAAGAGCTTGGTGGAGTGAGTTTCACCTATGCTGTACTTGATAATTAAATCATTTATAGTGTAGATAGTATGTTATTTGTATCAATTGTAGTAGGATTATTTGGTATCTTCCTATTAATAAGGACTTTTATTAGATACCACCCTCAATTTGACTTAATCACAAGCTATAACAAGTATATACTATTGCTTTGGTATAATAAGGATGGTGGAAGAACTTACATAAAACTATTGGAAATATGAGTAAAGGGAGAGTTTTAACTAAGAAGAAGTGGGGGCATTGTGCCAGATATTGGAGGAAGTATAAATACAGAATCAAATTCCCAAGAGGGAAACTTAATTCATTTGAAGAAACTCATGCACCTATAGTATCCTCTCAAGTACTTATCATGGATGATGGAGTAGGAATAACTAAAAAAAAAAAAGAAAAATCATGATTTATGCAAGAGTATTACTTGCTGCATTTGTTGTTCTTGCTGTTATATACTATGTAATGGTGATAGGACAATTGTTTGGCAAGTGGAAAATAACAAACAGAGAAATCAAATTCTCACTTCTGTGTATTCCATTCTACTATTGGATGGTGTCTCAGGAAGAGAAGAAACAAATTAAAAAGAAAACTAACATTAAAAAGAAAAAAGATGGCAAATCAAAAACCAATTAACAAGGGGAAAATCCTTGGTATTATTATTGCTGTTGTTGCAGTTCTTATGATTGCAATGGCAGGGGCTTTATGGGAAGATGCAGACAAGTCAAAGAACTATGTATGTCAGATGCCTGTAACAGGTAATTATGTAGTCTGGACTGATGGTGGATTGCAATGGCAGGGGCTTGGTACTGTAAGAAGTTATTCAAAGACTTCACAGATAGAATTTACAGGTCTTGAGAAGAATGAAGATGGTTATGTAGCAGCAGGAAGTAATCCAGCAGCAGCACTTACATTCAATGACAAAGGTAGGGGTTTCATTGTTGGTTCATTCAGGGTAGTAATGCCTAATGATGCCAAGAATATGGAGAAGATACAAACAGACTTTGGTTCTGAGGAAGCATTAATAGCTAACTTGGTTAAACCTACATTGTATAAAGTTGTAACTTCTTGTGGTCCTCTTATGTCTTCATTGGAATCAGTATCAGAGACAAGGACTGACCTTATTGCCTATATTACAGACCAATTGAACAATGGTGTATATAAGACCAGAGTATTGAAGACTAAGGTTATTAATGACATCACTGGTGAAGAGGAAGTAAGAGCACAGTCTGAGATTATAGCTGATGGTAATTCTCCGGGTGGTTATAAAAGACAAGAGAACTCACCTTTCTCACAATATGGTGTAACTTGTGGTTTGGTTAGTATCATAGATATTAAATATGATGCTGCAACTCAGTCACAAATTGATGCACAAAAGCAAGCTAACTTAGCAATTATCACTTCTAAGACTAAATCACTGGAGGCAGTTCAAAGAACTATTCAGATTACAGAAGATGGTAAGGCAACTGCTGAGAAAGCTAAGTGGGAACAAGAGAAAGAGAAAGCTGTAGCTGTAACCAAAGCACAACAGGAGTTTGAGGTAGCAGAACTTGAAGCTAAGAAAGCTAAACAAGTTGCTCTTAAAGTTCAAGCAGAAGGTGAAGCTAAGGCAGCAGCCAATAGAGCATTGGTTGCAGCAGGTTTAACTCCCGCAGAAAAAGCTGAATGGGACTATAAGACTGCTGTTGGTGTTGCAAATGCACTTGCTAATTCTAAGGTACAATGGGTTCCATCTGTAATGTTTGGAGGAAATGGTTCTGGAAATAATGCTATGGATGCTGTGGGTCTTAAGATGTTGATGGACATAACTAAGTCCTTTGATAAGAAGTAGTCATGATTTGGGTAATTATAGGAATAATCCTCACTATTATTATGGTGGGGATTATGAAAGATACTCATGTCATAATGTATAATGGCATGAAGGTTTCAGAAGAACATGACATAGAAATCCCTCTATGGATTCTTTGTGTTCTTTTGCTTGTTGAGCTAATTCCTTTCTTCAACATTATAGCATTTATAGGCTTTGTTGTATGGTATGTTATACTATATAATACTACTCCTAAACAATGGCTTGTTAAATATACCTTTAGACTTCAAGGAAAGACCTATGTAGGGAGGGCTGTTTTAGCAATTATAAACTTCTTGAATATTAAAGTATAACAAATATTTATGAAACAAAGAGTATATAATATCCTTATACTCTTACTGATTGGTGGTCTATATGGGTTATACTATATAGACTATCAAGAAGAGCACAGGGAACCTGTAAAGGTGGATTTGTTGAGATTGGAACAACCAGAGTTCTTACTATCAGAGGCTCCTGATGATTATCTTATGGAGGCTTTAGAGTATTATAATGTTAAACATAAGAACATTGTATATGCTCAGGCTATTCTTGAGACAGGTCATTTCAGGTCTAAGGTCTGCAAAGAGTACAATAACTTATTTGGACTCTACAATAGTTACAAAGGTGATTATTACAAGTTTGACCACTGGAGTGAGAGTGTGGTTGCCTATCTCAATTACATACAATATAGATACAAACCCCCGGATGATTACTATCAATTTTTGATTAAAATAGGTTATGCGGAAGACCCGCAATATGTAGAAAAACTAAAGAATATAGTAAAGAGATATGGATAGAGAACAGGCTCAGGAAGAGATAATGAATATAAGGAGTAATTCTATACTCTGTGAGTTACCTACTTCCTTTGGTAAATCTAAGATAGGCATTGATTTGGCTTTAAGGGATAACCCCAGTAGCATACTTATAGTAATACCAAGATTAGTCTTGATAAATAACTGGAAAGAGGAGTTTATTAAGTGGGGATTAGAATCTTGGCTTGAAAGAGTGTATTTCAGTACTTATGTAGGATTGAATAAACATGTAGAGGAAGAATGGGATGTAGTCATCTTTGATGAAGTGCAACACATGTCAGAAAGATGTAGGGAATTTGTATCTACAATGGAGATACATCATTCTATCATGCTTTCAGCTACAGTTACCAGAGATATGAAGTGGGAACTTGGTCAGTTGTTTCCTGATTTTCAGTGTTATACAGTGAAGATGAAGGAGGCTATAGACAATGAAATCCTTCCTGACCCAAGAGTGTTCCTTATCCCTCTTGAACTTGATAATACACATGCTGTACATACTATGATTGAACATCCCAAAGCTAAGATTATCAAAGAATGTCTATATAAAGATAGATGGTCTTACTTAAGGGATAAATCTATTCAGGTGCATATTAAGTGTACTGAACTACAGTATGTGATAGAGTTAGGAAACAAGATAGAGTTCTGGAAGAGGCAATATATGAGAACAAGAAATGAAGGAGTAAAGACAAAATGGTTATTCCTTGCAGGTCAAAGGCTCAAATTCCTTTCACAATTAAAGAACCCTATTATCTTATCTCTTCTGGAGAAGCTGAAATCAGAAAGGGTACTTACATTCTGTAGCTCTATTGAGCAGACAGAAATATTAGGGGAAAACTGTATTAACAGTAAGAACAAAGAATCCTCTATGGTACTTGACATGTTTAATCATAAGGAGTTGGACCACATCACAGCATGTAATATGTTGAATGAAGGTATGAACCTTGTAGATTGCAGAGTTGGTTTATATGCTAATCTGAACAGCAGTGATATTATCATCAAACAAAGATTGGGTAGAATACTCAGGCACAAAGACCCCATCATTATTATCCCATACTTTAGTGGTACAAGGGAAGAGGAGTTAGTTGAGAAGATGCTTGAGGATTATAATCCAGAGTTGGTTGTGAAAACAAATTTAAGTGAAATAAAAGTATGAGAAACAGAGTTAAAATTACTAAAGCAAACTACATTGTAAATCCTGAGAAGAAGGTAGTAGTTTGTGTTCTGGAGTGTGATATGCAGTTGTGTAAGCACCCTGTATGGCAGGATATTTATCCTAATATGTGGGCTAATCTTCCACTTGTAGGAACCAATGGCACATTCAAAGTGAGAGCTATTGCAAGGTGCAATGAAGAAGATGCCTTTGATGAAGAAGCAGGTAAGAGGATTGCAGAATCCAGAGCAAAAGGTAAAGCATTTGCTACTGCTGCAAAGGTTTACAAAGAAATTGAGAAATATTTCTTGAACTGTGCTGCACTTGTGAATGAATCTGTGGAGGCTTGTGAACAGACTGTGAAAGTTGAGGAAGCTCATGTTGAATTGCTGATTGGATAGTAGTATGACAATCTCATTGAATGACAAGGTTATTAAGAAGAGTGGGGTTTCTCTTGGAGAGGTCTTACTTATGATAGCTATTCAAAACAATGTAGATTTCAATGCTGCTGAAAGTGAGTTGAAGAAAAAAGGACTTATCAGTACAAGTTATGATAGGGAAACACATCTTCCTGTAGGGTTATTTGTAACTTCTATGGGAAATAATGTAGTCAATAATATCATTCTTGACTCCGATAAGTCTGTGGGGACTGATGACTTCAATCAAAGAATTGAAGCATTAGTACCTCAACTTCAATCCATTTATCCAGAAGGAAAGAACTTTAACAATCAGTATTGGAGAGGGAATAAAACTGACATTAAGAGGAAGTTACAGACTTTCTTTAAGAAGTATGGGAATGATTACACTGATGAACAAATCATCAATGCAACTCAAGCCTATGTTTCTGGCTTCAATGGAGAGTATAAGTTCATGAGATTGCTTCAATATTTCATTTGGAAAGAAGAGGTAAAGGATGGTACTAAAGTACCTATCTCAGAGCTGGCTAATTACATTGAGAATGCAGACCAAACCAATGAAATGAGTGTTGATTGGACATCTACATTAAATTGATATGGAAGAGAAGGATTCATTTGATAGGGCACTGGAGAAGTTAATACTCCGAAGGCAAAGGATACTGGATGGTAAGATTAATTGTATTCCATTGTCTTTCCCAAGATTAAGAGTGTGGCTCCCCGGAATAGAGAAGAGAAGGTATAACATTATTACTGCGAATCAAAAGGTAAAAGCTAACTAATTTATTTAATCTATTGTGTAATTGGAAATATTGTTTTATGTTTGCACTGACAAATATATTATAATATGGAGAAAATAACAAGAGATTTAAAAGTATCAGGTATTTATTGTATAGAAAATAAGTTGAATCATAAAACTTACATAGGAAGTTCAAAGAATCTTTATCAAAGGTTATTGAAACACTTTGCCTTATTAAGACATAATAAGCATGAAAATGCTCATTTGCAAAGTGCTTGGAATAAATATGGTGAAGAAAGTTTTGAATGGTTCATATTAGAGTTTTGTGATAAATCTATATTGACTGAAAGAGAACAATACTGTTTAGATTTATTAGGAGGAGAATATAATATTACTAAGAAAGTAGAAAGGAATATCCTATCCAAAGAGTCAAGGATAAAACAGGGAGAGACAAGGAGAAGATTACATCAAGAAGGAAAACTTGATTTTAATTTTAACCCTGTTACTTTGTATGTTTATGACTTAGATGGAAATCTGTTATTTGAAAATCCTTTGGGATTGAAAGATACAGCTACTAAATTAGGTATCTCTCCTTCAAGTATATGTAGGGTAACTAATGGAACTTATCAACAATGTAAGGGCTATAGGTTTTCTTATAAACTTGAGCAGTTATCACCTCTTGAAGTTAAATCTAACAAACAAAATACCAAATACAATAATTATAGGCACTGCCCTACTATAGAGTAATCTATAGATGTAACACCTGAATATCCTCGGAAGCTAAGTCAAGAAATTGATATGCCAACTTGAGGAGGCATAGGCTATACCTTGAGTATAGATTCAGCCCCAGAGACTAAATGCAGGTGCTCCTATTTAATAATAGGATGAAGACATAGTCCAGACCACAAAACATGATGCTTTGCTGTGGCTTTCAACTGTGGTTAAAGTCATGTGTAGTGAAAACTATAGTGGTATGAGGAAAATCAAAACTTGCTGACTATATGCTTGTTTATGAACCCTTCTTCTATGCAATTGAGCACCCTGACCAACTAAGGTTGAAGATACTCTATTTTATCCTTGAAATGGGTAAGGAAGAAAAGTTCTATGAGTTCTTATGTCACCTGTTATACAGGCTTGATAAAATAAGAATAAGTCCAACTGACTTGAAGAGTACTTCTGCTGATAGACCAGTTCCTCAAGAGATATTAGACTTACTTGCATCTGAGAGGTATGTAACATACATTCAGAAGTTTAAGGAGACTGTAATCTATATTGACTCTGAGAGAAATCCCACAGGAATCAACAAGTATTGTAGGAATTTTGCTTTGAGTAGAGGAAAGTTCCACTTCAAGAAGGTTATCATGAAGAATGAAGCTGGACTTGAGGAGGAAAGAGATGTCATAGACTATTATGAACCAGATGATAAGGATGAATATGTAGAAGTTATCTTGGACAACTATTCAAATCTGATGTCAGAAAGTGGTATGAATAAAATGCAAACTATTGAGAAGATGAGTAAATATTTCATCACTCAGAGAGACCAGTTTGATTTCAATATCACTGCAATCCAGCATCAAGCTCAAGCTCAGGAAGGAATTGAGAATCAGAAGTTGAATAAGATGATGCCTTCATCAGATGGTCTTGCAGATTGTAAGACTACTACCAGAGATGCAAATCTGGTGCTTGGTTTGTATAGTCCATTTAAGTATGGTTTAAGGGAGTATGAAGGTTATGATGTGACCAAATTCAAAAACAATATAAGGTTTATGCAGGTTATTGAGGATAGAGATAATGGAGCAGGAGGTCAAATATGTCCATTGTTCTTTGATGGAGCAGTGAGTACATTTACTGAGCTTCCACTACCCAATAATAAGCCTGAACTGGAGAGGTGTCTTGAGTATATTGAGACAGTTGTAAGAAGGAGGACTAACTATACTTTCATGAATGTCTCTATAAGAAAAGCCAGAGTAAGAAAGTGGAAGATGAATTTGCATAGGTTGATTAAATTGATTACCTTTGCAGACTAAATTTTAAATAAGAAGAATGAAAGCATTGATTTTAGCTAAGTCAGGTTTTGGTAAGTCAACCTCTATTGGAGAGATACCAGAACTTGGATTGAAAGGGTTAGACCCTAAAGTGACTTATTTGATAAGTTGTGTGAATAAACCCCTACCTTTTAGAGGTGGAGGAAGTAAGTACCAAGTTACTACTCTCAAAGAGATTGGTAAGGGTAACAGAATTATAACCAATGATGCAAAAGAAGTTGCTCAAATCATTGAAATGTTAGCCAGCCCTCACTCTCCTTTCACTAATATAGTACTTGATGATATGAATTATATCAGTCAGGATTTCTATATGAAGAATGCAATGAAAGGTGGTTGGGATACTCCTAAACAGATTGGTTATGGCATGGGATTAATCTTTGATGCAATCAATCTTGTACCAGAGAATAAGAACATGATTTGTCTTGCTCACTATGAGGAGTATAAAGACAAGAATGGTGATAGTATCTCTTATAAATATAAGAGTACTGGTAACATGGTTGATTCATATATTACTCCTGAGGGTAAGTTTGAAGTAGTTCTTTATGGTAAATCTTCTTTTGATTCTAAAGAGAAGAAATCCATCAGAGAATTTGTCACTAATGATGATGGAGTATATCCCGCAAAGAGTCCTGTTGGTATGTTTCCTCTATATATTCCCAATGACTTGGGTCTTGTAGTTGAGAAAGCACAGGAATATTATGGATAGGGATGAAGTAGTTAGGATTAGTAGGCTTGTAGCCTTTGGTGGACTGACTGGAGAAGATGCTGCCAATCTTCTATTAGATTATTGCACTGAGCATGGTAAAGACCCTAAATTGTCTGTAACTTTTATACAGACTATTATGGGAATAGGTATGCTCCAGCCATATTTAATGGAAGCATTAGAGTATTATGAGAAGAAGTACACCATAAATAAATTACAAAGTAAACCCAATAATATGGGACAAAGACAAATAATTTTAATAAATTAAACATTATGAATAGAGAATTATCAAGATTTGAGCTTGCAATTGTAAAGAGAACAGCTCAGAACACTAAGAGTTTGAGAATCAAAAGGGACAAATTGGTAGAGAAGATTGAGAAAGCACAGGAAGAACTGGGTGTAATCAATGAAGCCATTGAAGGCTTTGAAGCTCCTATCAAGACTATGACTGGTGGTTTTACTTCTGAGGAAGTTCTTGCTGGTATCATGGCAGTAGCAGAAGCAACAGAAGCAGCTCCAGAAGGAGAAGTTTCAGAAGAGGCTGTAGGAGAGGTAGAAGTACCTGCATCTGAGGCAGTTAAATTGGCAGAAGAAGTTACAGAAGCCCCTGAGAACATAGGTACTGCAATTGGAGAAGTAGCAGATGAAATGCCTTTCAAAGATTAATCACGTAAAATCAGTAATTTAAGATGAAGAATTTAAACAAAAGTTTCATGGCTGTTAAAGTAGGTAAAGAGTCAGTTGAAGGTTCTTTTAAGATGTACAAAGGTATGGCTGCATTCAATATTGTAGCTGTAAATCCTACTAAAGCAGAATTGGAAGCTCTCACAGGTAGAGAGATTGAGAATGACCCTGAATATGTTGGTAAAACTGATGAAGGTAAGGAACAGGTAAGGGTAGTATTCTATGCAAAGACTGCTCCTGAGGCTAAACTGAACAATGGCATTGAATTGCTCATTCCTATCAGCTTTATGCTGACTAAGGATTACAGAGTTGGTCAGACAAGTGGTAAATATCAGATTATTGATAAGTTTGGTAGAACTGCATGGGCTACAAAAGAAGAAGTACAGTCCAAGTCTATTCCACAATACACTTCTGGACCAGCCAATATCAGTGCAGATTACAGACCTGCATGGCAGGGTGAGGAATTCTTGATTGACTTCCTTATTCAGTGGTTAAATATTCCTAATCCTGCCAACTATAAAGATGGTAAGTGGATTATGAAGGAAGACCCCTCTGACAGTGAGGTTTCTCTGGATATGGCAGCTCTATTCAAGGGTGATGTAAAAGAGCTTAAAGAGCTTGTTACTCTTGCTGCTGCTTATACAGTTAAAGGTGCAGTAGGTATCAGAACTGTGGATAATGAGAATGGTACAAGACAGTATCAGGCTGTATTCACAAGGAAGTTTGCAAAGAATGCTGTGACAGATTACAGTAAGATTGATGCTGCAATCACTGAGTTTCAGAATGCAGGTGGTGCTCCTAATACAGAGTTCTCTACACAACCTTTGCATGAAAATGTAGTAGAAGCTACTTCATTTGCTGCACCCACTGCTGACAATGACCCATTAGGAGCAGCAACAGCTCCTACAGCAACTCCTTGGGGTTAATAACATAGAGATTTAGAACTATGGCTATTAGTATTGGTAAACCTAATATCAGATTAGAAGAGATTTTATCAAAGGTATCAGAATTAGATATTCTGAACCATTATTTTGGGGTAAGTAATGTCCCCTGTATTATATCAAGTCCATTAAGACCTGATAACCATCCATCCTTTGGTTTTTATAGCATAGATGGTCAGAAGATACATTGGACAGACTTGGCTACAAAAGATAAAGGAGGGACATTTGATTTATTAGGTAAGTATTGGGGGGAGAGTTACAATGATGTGCTTGCACATGTTTGGGAGGACTTATCCAAGATTACTAAGACTAATGGCTATAGTGCATTAGGTAAACCTAAGATTGTCACTACTAAGGAGTACAGTTCTAATCTTGATTTACAATGTAAGACAAGGGAATGGAGAGAGTATGACCTTGAGTATTGGGCTTCATTTGGTATCACCTTGGAGTGGTTGAAGTATGCTGACATTTATCCTATATCCTATAAAATAATCATAAAAGGAGAGTCCAGAATGGTCTTTCCAGCAGATAAATATGCTTATGCTTATGTAGAATATAAGGAAGGGAAAGTCACTTTAAAGATATATCAACCATTCAATCAGAAGGGATATAAGTGGTCCAACAGACATGATAGGTCAGTAATTAGCTTATGGACTAAAGTGCCTGAATTTGGGGATAGAATATGTATTTGTTCCTCAATGAAAGATGCTTTATGTCTATGGGCAAACACTGGAATACCAGCTATAGCCATTCAAGGAGAGGGTTATGGTATCAGTGATACTGCTGTTAATGAACTCAAAAGAAGATACAAGGAAGTATTTATCTTATTGGATAATGATAAAGCTGGTCTCATAGATGGAGAGAAACTATCAGCATCCACTGGGTTCACTAATATAGTATTGCCACATTTTGAAGGAGGAAAAGATGTCTCAGACCTCTATAAAACAATAGGAGACAAAGAACAATTCAGAGAAATAATTTTAAGCCTATTTAATAGGTAATGTTTTATCACTAAAAAAAAAAATCATGGAATTTAGAAAAGTAACCATCATCAACAACAAAACTCAGTCTCAAAAAGTTATTCAGGCATCTGCTGCAACTACACTGGGTGAGTTGAAAAGAGAAATGAGAGAAGCAGGTATTGAATATGAAGGAATGACATTCTTTGAAGGTCATTTGAGAGCAGAATTGAAAGATGATGCTTCTATCCTTCCTACCAACATTCCTTACAAAGGACAGGTAGTAAATGATTTGACATTCCTGCTGACTGCACCTGAAAAGAAAATCAAGTCTGGTGCTATGTCAAGGGCAGAAGCCTACAATGCAATCAAGGCAAGAGGCTTGCAGGATGAGTGTGTAAAAAGGTTCGGAAAGAACTTCACCATGTGTAAAACTCAGGACTTGATTGACCTGTTAGGTGAAGGTTCTACAACTGCTGCTCCTGTAAAAGAGGAGAAGAAAGAAGTTGTGAAAGAAAAAGCCGAAAAGAAAGAAGTAGCAAAAGAGCCTGTAAAGGAAGAGAAACCTGAGGTGACTGCAACTTCTGAGGGTAATGTTGCAGGTGCATTGGAAATCCTGCTGGAAGACCTCTATGTTAGTGATGCCATTGAAGAGGGTACTTATGACAGGGCTATGTCTGTATTGAAAGGTGCTTCCTATGAAGCACCTGAAAAGATGTCAAGGTCAGAAATCAACAAGATGTTTGACTTTGCTCTTTAAGTAGAAACCTGATGAGGGAGGAGGCTGAATAAGCCTTCCCCCTCATTTTTTTTTATCATGCAATGACCGAAGAAACAAAGAAACAAGTCCATGAACTATATGATAGTATCATGGAAAGACCAAATAAAATCCTACAGTTCTTTCAAGACTTCTTTGGTGAAGGGAGAGTGGATATGCAGGGTTTTCTTACTGAGGATGAATTATATACATATCTTAGTGCAAACCCCTTGGGAACATTCATGGAATGGAGTAATATAGTAAATTCTTCTGCTTACCAAAATATGAATAAAGAGGACCGAGATATAATAAATCTCTTTTGGACAGCAGAAGGTGCTAATAATGAAACTGTTGTAAGTGACTCTGCATTGGCTAAATATTTCTTGCCAATAATAAAGGAGAAGATTGCTAATACTATGTTCAATAACTTATTTATTCTTATTTATTTTCCTACAGTAAGGATTACAAATGAGTATGATAAGTATGTTGATATTAAGGAGTTATGGCTTAAAGTTCCATTTAATTGGCAGGGAAAAGGTAAGGGATATTTTGGAGTGAACAGGTCTAATTATCCATTAAACCAATTCAAACATGGATATATGCACAGTCATGTATCTTTTATTCCAAAAAGCAACTTTGAGAACTTCCAGACACCTTGTACTGGTAGAGGACCTATCAATTCTTCTCTTTCTACCTTGGCTATAGGATATGATGAAGCCATCTGGCAGCTATTATGTCTGGAGCTTGATAGGTATGTAAGAGTAGAATCTATTGATGGAGTTCCACACCGCAGACTTGAACAAATCCCTGCACCAGAGATGGGAGATGTTAAAGATGGTTTCACTATGGATTCCTTGAAAGGAATAGTACATTGGACCAGTATCTTTGGAAGAGAGCAATTCAAGCCATTCATTAAATACCTTCTGGAGACTAAGAAGATTAGGTTCAACTATAGTAGTGGAAGTTATGGATTAGGAATGTCCTTCATTGATTCTGTAATCCTCATTAGTAATGAGTTTATTAACTGGTATAATATTGAATATAACAAACATACATTTGATATTAGTTATGCTGACCTTGTTAGTGCAGGAGTTATTAATGAGTGCATTATAACCAATGGTAAAGTGCATTTGCCAAGACAAGTTAGGAGAGGTAGCAGTGATGACTATCAGAGATATGTAGGAAAGAAAATCTGTACATTCAAAGGTAGGGAAATTACCTTAACTATTGATGGAGTACTATCCTCAGAGGAGGAATCTCTCAATAGGACAAGGATATTGAATTTACAATATATTGAAGCTATTGTATGTAGCATGTTGAGAATATTAAATTATGGGTATGGAAGACAAGAAAGAAGTGAAACCAGTACTGGAGTTAGTCCACAGACAAGATATATTTAAGATTGTCATACCAGTAGAGGTTGAGAAAAAGATAAGATTTTTATGCAAGAATATCTGGGATGTAGAATGGTCAGGTATCTTGTTCTATAAGGTTGAGGGAGCCTTTGAAGATAAATCCCTAACTATCAGATGTGTGGATTTGTTTCAAATGGACATTGGTACAAGTGCATATACTGAGTTCAATGTATCTCCTGATATGGCTACATATATGGTAGACCATCCTGAATTATTGGAAGAGGGGATATATCAAGGATTAATCCATAGCCATAACAACATGGCTACTTTCTTTAGTGATACTGACACAGCCACCCTGAGTGCAGAAGGTAATGATATGGCTCACTTTGTATCCTTAATTGTGAATAATGCAGGTAAATATACTGCTGGTGTTACAAGGAAGTACAAATGTGTACAGACTGTATCTGAGAAATACACTTATCCTACTTGGAATGGTGAAGTGAGAGAGGGAGTAGAGACCTTTGATATTGAAGAAGAGAAACTTGAATGGTTCAATTTGGATATAGTATTTGAGGATGCAACTGATGACTTTGAGACTGAAATAATGGAGAGGCTTAAGGAAATCAAAGAGTCTAAGAAGAAGGCTATTACTCCTGTATATAAAGGTGGTTATCCTCAATATGGTAACTATGGAAAGAACATTGCCCCAACCAAGGAAGTGGGGAGTACATTTCCTATGGATAAAGATAAATACTATGGGGAAGAAGGAAGAGGCTGGTATAAAGCTAATGAAGCTAAGCAATTACCTGTTAAACAAGGTGAATTGCCTTTTGACCAGCCTGAGGAAGAGAATCTTGACATTCCTTATGGTGTTGTAACAGTAGATGAAGACATAGTTCAAGCTATTGTAAGGCAACTTGTTACATCAAGTATTATCATTTCAAATGAGAGTGCAGTTGATGTCAAGAAGTGGGCTAACTCTATGGAAAGTCTCTATAGAAGGAGATTTGGGAATGTCAAGGACTTTGAATACTTTGCATCAAATTATGTAGATTTTCTTATTAATTATACCTATGATGGTGATGTCATGGCTGCAATTAATAATGATGATTCTACTATGGCTGCATTGCTGGCTTATGATGTAAAGGAAGAATTGAATAAACTACCAAAGAATCCTTGGTTAAGTGTTTATATCAAATTAATGGATGATTATATTATTTGATTATGGAAGATGAAGTATTAGAAAGTGCTATAAACCAAATGGTTGATGAACATTTGGAAACTGTTCATGCAGAGACTCCAGAAGAGAACTTAATGTATAGTCCTGCTTCTGAGTTAAATTCAGCAATTGCTCTATTACAAAGTGGTGAATGGGAAATTATTCATGAAGAGCAACATGTAAGTGGTGCTTATTTAGTGACTATTGGTGCAGTGAGCATGGAAACTTCCATGCTTCCTGTAACTCTTATAGTAACATTGGATGGGTCTAATCTGTTGCATGATTCTCAGAATACTGAGGATGCTCCAGTAGAGATTGATGAACAAGGAGAAGCATTACTTGAAGCTGCATTAGCTGCTGAGGAAGTGGTGATTCCACCTAATTCAGGTAGTTTGCTTGTGGATGAAGCTACAAGTAGATTCAGTGGAGCTATCTGGTATAGTGCCATTCAGTCTAAGACCATTACATTAGCTGGTGTAGGTGGTATAGGAAGTTATGTTGGTTTCCTACTTGCAAGACTAAAACCTGCTGGATTGTATTTATATGACCCAGATATAGTTGAACAGGCTAATATGTCTGGTCAATTGTATGGTAGTGGTGACTTAGGACAAGCAAAGGTTATCTCCCTTCATAGGATGTTACGAGTATATGCAAACTACTATAACAGTGTAGCATATCAAGAAAGATTTACTGCTGAGAGTGAAGCTACAGATATTATGATTTGTGGCTTTGATAACATGGAAGCAAGGAGCCTGTTCTTTGATAAATGGTTTGAGCATGTAGGTAATAAACCTGAGGGAGAGAGGTCTAAATGTTTATTCATTGATGGTAGATTGGCAGCAGAAGAATTTCAAGTCTTTGCTATTCAAGGCAATGATGAAAGAGCTATAGTTGAATATAAGAATAGATGGCTGTTCAGTGATGCAGTGGCAGATGAAACTATCTGTAGCTACAAACAGACAACCTTTATGGCAAATATGATTGCATCAGTAATGGTTAATCTGTTTGTAAACTTCGTGGCTAATGAATGCAACCCTATTATAGATAGGGATGTGCCTTTTATGACTCAATATTCTGCTGATACAATGTACTTTAAAGTAGAAATGTAATGGCAATAAGTGTACAATTAAATAGACAGCTTCATGATATATTCCTGAATAGAGGTGCTATTCAATTCCCAGACTATATTAAACCCAACCTTGCATTTGAAAACAATAATGTATTCAATCTGTTCTTAAGAGTAGATATTAGTGGACCAGAGATTGATGTTCCATTAATGTGTAAGTATAAGGTTGAAGAGGGGTTATTGAGTAACTACAATTATCCTAACAGTTTAAAGGAAATGGCTGTTGCTTTATTTGAGAATAATTATCCTCAACAAAGAAGAACTGCAAATGCAATCTTCAAGACATTCCAGATGAATGATAGAAGAGATAGGCTTATGAAGATAACAACTAACACTGGTGAGGTGTATTATGGTGGTAATGGTTATATCCTTGACAAAGATTATAACTTATTAATACTATATACACTTCACGGAGTTATGGAGGATAGAATTCTACACTACAAAACTGGTAGAATCTATGTGAATCCAAAGGTCTTTGTAAGTAATGGTATAGTTGAAAAGGGTATTATTAAGACAGTCATTCCTGCATTTGTACAGGAGGGTATCATGGTAGATACAAATAACATTGGAGTTACTGCTCAGGATATTAATACTTCTATAAGAAGCTCAAATGGCTGGGTTACTCAAGTAACTAAACCAATACCTGAGATAATAATAGCTGATGTGACTGATAGGTTTATAGTAAGACCTAAAAAACCAACTCCCTCTACATTCAACAATGATGCTATGAATGATTACCTTCTGGAGAATCTTGATAAGGTTGTACAAATGACCTATATACCATGACATTTGAGGAATATTTTGGTGGATGGGTAAGGGTTATAGATATAAAAGAACTAAATAAGGTAGTAGGACAGGTAAGTTTAATTAGAAGGGACTTGCTTTGTCCTGCATATCCTGATATATTTAAGGCTTTTAATCTATGCCCTTACAACAACCTTAAAGTTGTAATGATAGGACAAGACCCATATCCCCAAAAGGATGTGGCTACTGGTGTCCTGTTTGGGAACAAGGAAGGGACTAAATTATCTCCTTCTCTTGAAATAGTTAAAGAGGCTTGCATAAACTTTGAAATTCCACATAATAGTATTATCTTTGACCCCACTTTAGAGAGTTGGGCTAAACAGGGAGTACTAATGATTAATTCTGCATTGACCTGTGAAATGAATAAAGTAGGTAGTCATACAATGATGTGGAGACCTTTTATGACCAAGTTACTAAAGAATCTATCAGAGTGGCAGACTGGTATTATATATGTTCTCTTTGGTGAACAGGCTAAGACACTTAAGCCTTATATCAATAAGAATACCAATATAATACTGGAAGAGAAGCACCCTGCATACTATGCAAGGCAAGAGGAAAGGATGCCATCTACTGTATTTCAAGAAGTAAGCAAATTAACTAAAGAAAAATATGGAGAGCCAATTGTGTGGTTCTCAGAGTATTAATTTACAAAAAAAAAAAGTATGAAGAAACTTATTTTTGTGGGGACTGGTAAGGAAGTGGAAATGGGTAAACAGATTGTATTTTATATACAATCAGCCTATGGAAAGATACCCGCTCATTGTGTAATAATCAATGAAGAAAGCCTACCTTATCTTATTGAAGAAGGTGTAATCAAGGAAGTAGAAGAGGAAGGAACTCATGTAGACCCTAACTTCTATTTAGAACACCTTGCAAAGAGGATTCATTGGAATGTGGATAATCTGAGGAAGTACCTTGGAAATCTATATACAATCTATCCTGCTGCTGTATTCTTAATTCTGTTGAGAGAGGTAGCTATTGTGCTTGATGAGAAGTATGATAACCACATTGAGAATAGCAAAGAGATTTATGTCATTAGCTGTCTCAGTGGAGAAATAACAAAGGTCAAGGACTTGAATAAAATCAAGAACTTCAAGAATTTTGCTGCATTCAGGACATTGGAGGATTGTATGCAAGCAAAAGAAATATTGAAGCCTATTATGAAGGGATTATTCAAAAGAAAATAATGGAGTGGAGAATTATAAAGGATTTTCCTAACTACAAAGTAAATAATGAAGGGCAGATTAAGTCTTTAAATTACAATCATACTAATAGAGAACAACTTCTAAAACAGTTTATAGGAAGTAAAGGTTATCCCTATGTTATATTGGTTAACAAAGGTAAGAGATTTTACAAAACTATACACTCTTTAGTAGCTCAGACATTTATACCAAATCCTAATAATTATAACAGTATTAACCATAAGGATGAAGACAAATTAAATAATAATGTCAACAACCTTGAGTGGTTAAATTTGGAAGATAATATCAGGTATGGTACTGGGATAGAGAGGAGGGCTATAAAACAGAGGACTGACTATAGAAGTAGGAAAGTTAAAAGTATAGATACTTTTGGAAATGTTACAACTTATAATTCTGCAAGAGAAGCAAGTAGAGTTACTGGGGTTAACCAAGGTTCTATTAGCAAATGTTGTAATGGTTTAAGAGTTTCTGCTGGACTTTATAAATGGAGTTATGAATAGGAGAATTAGGAATGCCACTCCAGAAGAGTATGGTGATATAAAGTTTAAATCCAAGATTGAGGCAATGGTCTATAGGACCTTGCTTCAACATGGGTTTGAGCCTGAATATGAAACCCATACTTATACAATCTGGGAAGGGTTTAGACCTACTGTACCTTTTTACACCCGTAATAAAGCTAAGGCTACAATACTAAACCTTAAGAAGCTAATTAATATTACTTATACCCCAGATTTCTACATGGAGTATCAAGGCTTAAAGGTAATTATTGAAGTAAAAGGACAGGTCAATGATGTGTTTCCTTACAAATTTAAGATGTTCAGGAAACATATAGAGAATTTGCCAGATAAAGAAAATTATCTTATCTTTGAGGTCTTTACTAAGAAACAACTCTTAGAATTTATTCAAATTATTAAAGATGAAAGCCATAAAAAGAATGAGGAAATTGCTCAACAGTTTACCCAAGAGTGATATAACTTTAGGTGAACAGTTTATTCAGAGCAGAGATTTTGAGTCACTCAAGGACTTAGTGGATTCAGCAATATTCAAGACAAGGAAGAATATCAAGAGTGAAAATCCTAAACAGGAGTACCTTGATGTAGACTTGACAGAGTTAAGTAATTTAAAGGCTGAGGTGGATGTATATTTAACCCAGCTTGAAGTTCCCAGTAATGAATGGGAAGAAGACATAGAGGAGGAATACTATGATGAAGAGTATTAAAGAACTATCTTGGAATGTAACAGAGGAAGAGTACAGGAAAGACCCTGCAATCAGTTACTCTACATTATCAAGATTTGAAAGGGAAGGATGGAGAAATCTCAGTTCTCTCTTTGATAAGGTAGATAGTCCAGCATTATTATTTGGTAGTGCAGTGGATTGTATGCTTACTGATGGGGAACAAGCCTTTGCTGAAAGATTCATTGTATGTGAATTTTCTAATCTATCAGATAACCTGATAAGTATTACCAAAGTATTATTCTCCAAGTATGGAGATACACACAGAAGGGTAGATACTATTGATGATGAAGTGATTAGTAGTGTGGCTGTAGCCAATGGATATTATGCAGGAGACTCTTATAAAGCTACCAGAATAAAGAAGGTAAAAGAGAGTTGCAATGAGTATTATTCACTACTTGCACTGGCAGGAGACAAGACTATATTATCCCAAAAAGATTATAATGATGTGTCTCTGTGTGTTGATGAATTAAGAACCAACTCAATAACCAAGGATTTCTTTTATATAGACCCTTGGAATACTGATATTGAGAAGGTGTTTCAATTGAAATTCAAAGCTGAATGGAATGGAATACCAGTGAGATGTATGTTTGATGAGCTTATTGTGGACCACCATAATAAGATTATCTATCCAATAGACTTAAAGACTACTGGGTATCCTGAGGAGAACTTTCAAGACTCCTTTGCTCACTGGAGATATGATATTCAAGCTAAGCTATATACATACATTCTTCAAGAGTGTATCAAAAGAGACCCCTATTTCAGTGAGTTCAAGATTCAGCATTATCAATTCATTGTTATCAACAGGAGGACAATTGCTCCTATTGTGTGGGAATTTTATGGTAACTTTGGTATGGTAGATTTAAAGGATGAAACTGGTAAGATATATAGGGATTGGAGAAAGATTCTTACAGACCTAAATTATTATCTTACTAATCCTAACTTGAAATATAGTAAGGAAGTGATGGCAAATGATTGTATTATGGAAATAAAGAATTTAGTACCAGCATGACAGAGTTAGAATATTTTAAAGGGGATGAACTGGCAGCCTCAACTTGGAGGAACAAGTATGCAGCAGAAGGAGAGCAGACTCCTGATGATACACACAGAAGGCTTGCAAGGGAATTTGCAAGAGTAGAAAGTGACTATCATTGGAAAGGGTCAAATAGAATGAAATTGTCCAATTATGGGTATCAAAGACCTAATCTTGATGAAGAGGCTATCTATCAGTTATTCAAGGACTTCAAGTATATTATACCCGGAGGTTCAGTTATATCTGGTTGTGGAACTGGAGCATTAGTAAGTCTTAGTAATTGCTTTGTAATAGGCAGTCCAAAGGACAGTTATGCAGAGATAATGAAGACAAGAAGCCAACAGGCTCAACTTATGAAGAGAAGAGGTGGAGTTGGTTATGACTTATCTCAGCTTAGACCAAGAGGAGCTAAGGTTAATAATGCAGCAAGGTCTTCAACAGGTGCAGCATCTTTCATGGATGTATGTTCAGATATAACCAATGAAGTGGCTCAGAATGGAAGAAGAGGTGCTCTTATGTTAAGTATGAGTATCAATCATCCTGACATTGAAGAGTTCATTACTAAGAAGCAAGACTTAACTAAGGTAACTGGAGCTAATATATCAGTTAAAGTTACTGATGAATTTATGCAAGCTGTTGAGAATGATAAGGATTATATCCTTAGATTTCCCATAGATGAAAGTGTACCTCAAGGTCTTATGATTGAAGAGATGCCATATAATGAATTATGGTTCTTCTCAGATGATGACCATCCTAACTCTTTCTTTAAGAAAGTAAGAGCAAGAGAGTTATGGAATACCCTTATGCACTGTGCTTGGAATACTGCTGAACCGGGGATTATGTTTGAAGGAGCAATGCACAACTATTCTCCTGATGGTGTATATCCTGACTTCAAGATGGTTGGAACCAATCCTTGTGGTGAGATACCAATGGGTCCATTTGATAGCTGTAGGTTGATTCATATTAACTTAGCAAGTTATATTGTAGACCCATTTACAGATAAGGCTCACATTGATGAAGAGTTACTCTATATGCACTCCTATGAAGCTATGAGATTAGCTGATGATTTGGTTGACTTGGAGATTGAAGCTGTTGATAGAATTATTGATACAGTGAAGAATGATACTGATGATACTGAGTTCAAGTTATGGAGTAAAATCAAGGAGACTGCAATTCAAGGAAGAAGAGCTGGTTTAGGTTTTACTGGACTTGCTGATGCAATAGCTATGTTAGGCTTGAAATATGATTCTGATGAAGGAATTAATCAGGTTGGACAGTTAATGAAAGTTATGTTCAAAGGTCAGCTTGATAGTAATGTTGATATGGCTATTGAGAGAGGTGCATTTCCTGCTTGGGATGAAAATAAAGAAAATGAGGGTAATAGTTGGTATCAATGGTTATCTGCTAACTTCCCTGAGGAAGCAAATAAAATGAAACAATTTGGAAGAAGAAATATTTCAAATAGTACAGTTGCTCCTACAGGTACTGTAAACAAACTTGCAGCATAGTGGAGTAATCTACTATGAAAACTGGATGAATTGCTGGAAGGCTAAAATTAGTAATATTTAATTGTAATTATTTGGTACTTACACTTATTATAAGTATATTTGTGGTATAGAACCAGTAAATAATAGTATTATGAGTGTAAGAAAACATATACCTGAGATAGGTAAACAGTATGGGGATTTAACTGTAATAAGTGATGAAATCTCTAAAACTAAAGATGGTAAGATTCTCTTTAATGTAAGATGCTCTTGTGGTGAGGAGTTGTTTGTTAGAGCATATTTTCTTGAAAGTGGTAGGCAAACTTCTTGTAGAAGTTGTAGTCAGAGAAGAGCTGTATATAAATTCTCAAATAGGAGAAACTTTGTAGATAGGACTCATGATGGGGTTGGTGATATAACACTAACAAATTATAGCCACTTCAAAAATGGGGCAGAGAAGAGAAATCTTAGTTGGAATGTGAGTATAGAATATTTATGGGACTTATTCCAGAAGCAAGGAGGTAGATGTGTTTTAAGTGGTATGCCTATTACATTAACTACTGAAAGGAAAAATAGTAATGTAAACTATGACTTGCAATCAGCATCTTTAGATAGAATTAATTCTAATATTGGGTATGAACCAAATAATGTACAATGGGTACATAAAGATGTTAATAAAATGAAGTGGGCATTTGACCAACAGCATTTTATTGATGTATGTATTAAAATTGCTAATCATGCTAATCAGCAGCCAAGCCAAGAGTAAACTTTTGGAAGGTTCAGAGACTACCTGAGCTGTAAATCAGCTTAATAACAGGAAGTAGCTATGGGTAGTGCTATAGTGAAAAAGTGTCCAGAATCCTCTTAGGAGGATTATGATATAGTCCATACTTATATGAAAATATAAGATAAATAGAAGTATTTTAGCAGGTACAAGTAGTGGTATTGAGCCTATATTCATGCCCTTCTATCAAAGGAAGAGAAAATGTATGTCTGAAAGTGACAGGGTAGATTATGTAGATAAGGTAGGTGAGAAATACACCTTGTTTACAGTAGTTCATCCTAACTTGAAGAGATGGGCAATAGAGAATCTTAATTATTCTGAGGAAGATGTCAATGATTGGAGCTTGGGAGTATGGAAGGAAGTCTGGAAAGAAAGTCCTTATTATGGTTCTACAGCACCAGAGATTGATTGGAGACAGAGAGTTAAATTACAGGGAGTAGTTCAGAAATATATCACTCACAGTATCAGTAGTACAGTTAATCTGGCTAAAGAAACTACAGAAGAGGAGATTGCTGACATCTATATTGAGGCATGGAAACAAGGATTGAAAGGTATTACTATTTATAGAGATGAATGTAGGGAAGGTGTATTAACCAAGGTTGAGAAACCTAAGACCATTGAAGGAAGACAAGCTCCTAAAAGACCAAAAGAACTTGAAGCTGATGCCTATTTGATTAAAGCAAAAGGTGAACAATTCATTATCTTGGTGGGTATGTTAGAGTCTAAACCTTATGAAGTCTTTGCATTCAGACCAAGGAATCCTATCAGCTTTAAGCCTCATAAGGGTGTTATAACTAAAGTAAGTAAGATGCACTATAGCTTTACATCAGATGTCTTTCATATAGACAATCTTGAGTTAGCTAATGAAAATGTTGAAGAGAATGCAGCTACTTTGTATTCATCTATGTTACTAAGACATGGAGTAGACATTAAGTATATTGTCAAGACTGCAAAGAAGGTTAATGACAATATCACTTCATTCAGTTCAGCTATGTGTAGAGTACTTAGTAAGTATATCCCTAATGAAGAAATCAAGGGTGAGGTATGTCCTGATTGTGGTGGAACATTAGTAAGAGAAAATGGGTGTGTCCACTGCTCTTCCTGCGGCTGGAGCAGGTGCAGTTAGGTTGTATTATTAGTATAAATAATTTATTTAAACTCTTGTTACATTCAACTTTTATATTTATCTTTGTATAAACTTAAATTACAAAGAAATGATAAAAGAGGAAACAATTACAAGGTATGATGAATTAGAAATTGATAAGAAATATCAAGAAGGCATGTCAACTACAGAGATTTGCAAGACCTTTAAAATCAGTTGGAATCAACTCCATCAATATTTTATTATAAAAGGTGTACAGACAAGACCTGCTAAAAGAAGGGAGAGTTTAAGACCAAAAGCACCTGTAGGTAGAAAATTTGGTTTGTGGACTGTTGTTTCTGATGAGGTTAAATCTGGAAGTCAAGTATCTCCTACTTCTAATTCAAGAAATTTATACTGGTTGGTTCAATGTGAGTGTGGTGAACTTGCTTGGAGAAATTCAGCAGTTATACAATCTGGAAAATCTACAAGGTGTAAAAAGTGTGGTAATAAGGTTTATATAGGTGAAAATGGAGTAGCTAAGGTTAATTCTATTATATTATCAAAGTATAATCAAACTATACAAGGGCTTCCTACAAGAAAACATAGGGGTAGGAAGCCTGAATTAACCTTTAATATATCTGTAGAATACCTTAATAACTTGTATGAAGAGCAAAACCATATTTGTGCTTTGTCTGGGGTATCTTTGGAGCCTGACTTAAATCTTACTATGCAGCAGCAAAATATGTCTATAGACAGAATTGACTCTAACATAGGGTATGAGGAAGGTAATATTCAATGGGTAGACAAAAGGATTAATATGATGAAGGGTTCTCTAAGTAATGAAGAGTTTATAGAATTATGTACTAAAGTTGCTGAATATAATAAATTAATTAAAGAACAAAATAAAAATGAAGATTAAAGTAAAAGAAATCACCTCTGGTTGTTTTCCTGTGAGAACAGGAGAGGATAAATCAGACTGTTTTGACTTATGTTTGGCAGAAGATGTGACTTTAAAGAAAGGAGAGGTTTATGTTGCAAAGTTAGGTATTGCAACTGAACTTCCCAAAGGAATGGTAGCTAAGATTTATAGTAGAAGTAGTGCCCCAAGTAAGTTAGGAGTAACTATTGCTAATGGTCTTGGATTCATTGACACTATTTATAATGGTGATACAGATGAATGGAGAGCACCACTATATGCTTTCAAGGCTGTAACTATTCCTAAAGGCACAAGAGTATGCCAATTTGAGGTTAAATTATCTCAGTTTGCTACTGTATGGCAGAAATTAAAGTGGCTATTATCATCTAAACCACTTCTGGAGCCTGTGGATTTCCTTGGAAATGAAGGTAGAGGTGGTATTGGTAGTACAGGAAAGTAATCACTAAAAAAAAAACATGAAACATGGAGTTTGTATGGAAAATTGTAGCAATGATAGTGGTACTAGCTTGTGTAGCCATTATTGCAGGAGTTGTTAATGTAATAATGAGCAGGAGGAAGATAGACCCTAAAGTGGGGAGAATCTCATTTAGGGAGTCTATGGATTTGGTTGAATTACCAATTGTCACATTCATGAACAATGGTAAGAAACTAAACTTCCTTCTTGATACTGGTGCATCTTATTCTTCAATTAATGAAGCTGCTCTGGAAGGGTTATCTTATGTAGAGACTGGAGAGACAGGCTTTGGAATGGGAATTGAGGGTACTGTTAAAGAGGATAGAGGTTATATCAGAATGAATGTGGACTATAGAAGTCAAAGCTATGAGGATGATTTCCAAGTAGTAGACTTAAGTCAGGCATTTGGAATGATTAAACAGGAGTATGGTATTAACCTACATGGAATCTTAGGTAGTACTTTCTTTCAGAAGTATAGGTATGTACTGAATTTTGATGAATTAGTAGCATATTCAATGGTATGAAAGACTTAATAGAGTTAAAATCAAGAGGTGAGGAACATAATTATCTCAGAAAGTTAAAGAAGGCTGATGGTAGTGAGTCAATGACTTACCTATTAAAGACTTCTACTTACATGATGAGAAGTGGAAATATGCCTAATGGGAAACTATTTATAGACCCAGCAGGAGGTCCAATGATAATTGTGGGTTCATATCTTGAGGAAGCTGAGGCAGTAGTTAAATCCATTGACCATGTAATGGGAATGGGCTATACTATTACCTTTGAAGTACCACCAGAAGAAGAGCAAGAGTTAATTGATGCAATTGTGAATATATGATTTATGTAGTAACTCAACAAATACTACCTGAATCTGACAAGTATGAGATAATATCTCCACAAGCTGCATTATACATGCTCAAGCCTTTAAGAAAGGTTGGCTTAGATACTGAAACCAAAGGGTTTGACCCTTACACAAAAGAACTCATAATGCTCCAGTTGGGGTGTTATGAGTTTCAAGTAGTAATTGACATAACTACTGTAAGCATAGAGTTCTTTAGGGAGTTCTTAGAATCTGACAGACTGTTTATTGGTTGGAATATTAAGTTTGACTTGAAGTTCCTATTACATCAGAAGATAGTTGTAAAAGAATGCTTTGATGGGTTCTTGGCAGAGAAACTTATGTGGTTAGGTTATCCCTCTGGTATTCATGGAATGGGTCTTAAGGCAGCAGGAGAAAGGTATCTTGGTGTTGAATTGGATAAGACTGTTCGTGGTAAAGTGATGTGGGCTGGTCTTTCAGAAGATGTTATTGAGTATGGTGCAAATGATGTAAAGTATCTGGAAAGAATCATGGATGCACAGATGAAGGAACTTGAAAAGAGAAACCTTCAAACTGCTATCATCTATGAAAATAAATCTGTAAATTGGGTAGCTTATACTGAGTATTGTGGTGTTAAGTTAGACATTGAGAAGTGGAGATACAAGATGATTCTTGACAACTTTAATGCCAGAGTATTTGAGGATGCTCTTAGTGATTGGGTAATTGCTGCTGTAAAGGGTGAGCCTTATACCTATCACTATTTACAAGTAGAAGGATGGGCAGACCCAAAGGATTTACAGAGAGCCAGAGAAAAGATGCAAGGTGAAAGATGTCCAGAGGCAGATATTAAAGGACCTGTAAGAGGGTACTTTGAAGCATGGAAAGTGCCTATGGATGCAAGGTTGAGTACTAAGTACATCAAGGAAGACCTTCAAGGTGACTTATGGAGTGGTTTCAATAATAAGCCTATTTGTTTGATTAATTGGGATAGTCCTAAACAGGTTATTCCATTATTCAAACATCTTGGTTTTGATTTGTTAGCCAAGGATAAGGAGACAGGTGAGTGGAAGGATAGTGTTGGTGCAGAAGTAATTGAGCCTCAACAAGATAAGTCCACTATTGCCTATCTTTATTTGCAGTATAAGGCAGCTAAGAAGGTCACTTCCACTTATGGTCAGAATGTAATTGACCAGATAAATGAAAAAAGTGGTAGAGTACATACCAACTTTAATCAGCTTGGAACAGATACAGGAAGGCTCAGTTCAGGTGGTAAGGATAAGGCAAATAAGATTGAATATCTTAATTTTCAGAACTTTCCAGCAGACCCAGAGACAAGGGCTTGCTTTGTAGCAAGTAAGGGAATGAAGTGGATTTCTTGTGACTATAGTGGGCAGGAATCAAGGATTATTGCAGATGTAACTAATGACCCTGCCATGATTGATTTGTTCAATAATGGTTGTGGTGATGTACATTCACTGGTTGCAAAGATGGCTTTCCCTGATATTATAGGTGATTGTCCTATTGAACAGATAAAGAAGAAGTTTCATGGACTTAGGAATGATGTTAAGTCTCAGGTAGAGTTTCCTATCAATTATGGTGGAGACTGGAACACAATTAAATCTCACTCTGGTAAAAGTGAGCAGGAATCAAAGAGAATATATAATAACTATATGAAGGGTTTCATTGGTATTAAGACCTATCAGGATAGACAGAGAAAGTTTGTCATGGATAATGGTTTTATCATACTTAATCCATTAACTCAACATAAGGCTCTTATATATGACTATGATATGCTCATGGCTATGAAGAGGAGGTTTACTCAACAGTTCTGGGCTGAATATAAACCCTACAAAGGTAAAGAGAATAAGACACTTCCTAAAGCTGTTAAACAACAGATTTATAAGAGGTTTGCTGATGGAGAAAGTCTCAAGGGAATGGTGGGTGTCTACACCTATACTACTAAGAAAGCAGGGAAGGAAGTTCCCAGAGAAGTCTATGTAAGTATAGCAGATGTCTATGTATTACCAGTGAAACATTTCTTCAAAAGGAAATCTGCATCTGAGAAACAGGCAATTAACTATCCTTGTCAGGGTACTGGAGCACTGATGTTTAAGGTAGCTTCTGTATTTCTATGGCAATATATTCTTGAACATAACCTTGTTTTCAAGGTTAAATTCTGTATTCCAGCACATGATGAATGGAATATAGAGGTTCCAGAAGAGATAGCTGATGAAATGACAGAGGTTTTGAAAGATTGTATGAAAAGGGCTGGAGCATTCTTCTGTAGGAAAGTAGAACTTCCTGCTGAGGGGGATGCCCATGACCACTGGGTGCATTAATATGATAGGACAAATTATACTTGGATTAATCCTACTCCTTGGTTTTATAGGAGTAGGATTTCTTATCAAGCACCAGAATAAGGTGGATAAGAAAAGAATTTATGTCCATAAAAAGACTGGAGGGCAATATAGACCTGTTTATATATGTCAAATGAAGGACATTACAAGCAGGAAGTGGTTTAAAGCCATAGCTTATATCAGTCTTAAGACAGGAGAAGTTTTTATTAGGGAAAGGCAAGATTTCCTTAAACAGTTTGAAACATTAGAAGAATGGGAAAAAGAGAAGTAATACAACAGACAATAGGAGATTTAGCTACATTAGCCAATGTGGTGCAGTATAAGAAGATTACTCCAGAAGAAATCTGTAAAGGATTAGATGCAATAAGGGTTAATCTTGAGGTATTGGAAGAGAATGATAAGACTCTATCTAATACCTCAGCTCACCAATTCAAGGATATAGCCAAAGGAATGATTGAAACTTATGTGAGGAAGAATCATGACTATGGTAATTCCTTTGATAAATCTCTTGATAAGTTTGGTCTTGTAGCATCAGTAGTAAGGATTGGAGATAAGATGAATAGAATTGAGTCTCTGGTTCAAAAGAAAGCTATGGTACAAGATGAATCTATCAGAGATACACTACTTGATATGGCTAATTATGCCATTATGACAGTAATGTGGGTGGATAATCAAAAGAAGTGTGATATATGCCAAAGTTAATTTTGTGTAGAGGAATACAAGGGAGTGGTAAGACTACTTGGGCTAAACAGTGGGTACTTGAAGACCCAGAGCATAGAGTAAGATTCAGCAATGATGACATCAGAAATATGCTTGGTAAATATTGGGTTCCAAGTAGAGAAAATCTTGTATCTGATATAAAGAAAGATTTCATGGTAAGTGCTATGGAATTTGGGTATGATATTGTTATTGATAACATGAATCTTAATCCAAAAGAAATAGAGTACTATAAGGACTTGGTTGATAGTACCCTTGGATATGTAAAACCTTATTCAATAGAATGTAAAGATTTCTTTATACCTCCTGAAATATGTATTGAGAGAGACTCTAAGAGAGAAAATCCTATTGGTGAAGAAGTAATAAGAAAGACTTATGAAAGGTATAAAACAATAATTGAAGGATGATTATAGCAGTGGACTTTGATGGAACTTGTGTTACACATGAGTTCCCAAGAGTAGGAAAGGAGATAGGAGCAGCAGAAGTCTTGAAAGAATTGACTGATAAAGGTCACAAGATTATATTGTTCACTATGAGAAGCCATCAGTTGGATGGAGCAGAAGAAACAGAGGAATTTGGTTATGGTAAAACTAAGCCAGCTAAATTACCCAGTGATGGGTTGCAGGATGCAATAGACTGGTTTAAGAAGCATGATATTCCTTTGTTTGGTGTAAATGAAAACCCAACTCAAAAGGATTGGACTTCATCACCTAAACCTTATGCTCACATTTATATTGATGATGCAGCTTTGGGTGTTCCCCTGAAACATGATTCTCTTTCTGAGAGACCTTATGTAGATTGGGATATAGTTAAATATTATCTTCATGCAAAGAACATATTATGACATTGAATGAAAAGATAGGTGTCATTCTGAAACAACACAAGGAAGGAGAGGAGTTCTTCAATGCTCTTGACTTTATTATTAACGGAGATAGAAGCATACTTGAAGACTTCCTCTCATTCTTTATAAATGATGTAGGAAAGAAACTAAGTCTTGGTGACACTGGATTAATTGTCAGTGGAGGGTTTGGTAATGCCATTATGACAATGTATGGTGACAGATTGACTGAAAACTTTGGAGAAGTAATTGTCACTAATGGTGGTATCAGATTGGGTAATGAGGCAGCTATATTCAAGGATAAGTTGCGTTGTAAGAACTGGATATTCATTGATGATTCCTATTATTTAGGAAGAACAAGAGCTGGTATTTCAGTTGCTTTAAAGAAGGTTAGACCTGATGCTTCAATCTATGAGACTTATGTTATCTATGATGGAAGTATGGGTAGAGCAGATAAAGTAAAAAGTATGTATAGATATAATAAATAGTATGGTAGGACAACAAGGAATTTATTGTGCCCCAAACAATATAATCCCTAACAGGGATAGGGTAGATGTAGGTTGTGCTCCTGATGGAGCAATGCAACTCTGGGTTATGGAATATGAAGTTACTGGAATAGGTAAGGGATGTGCAATGTGTAAGGCTATTAATCCTCAACAGGCAGAAATGCTCTTGAAGAGTAATGGTATATACAATGGGAGTTCATATCTGTATAAAGTAACAAGAATTGAACAGGTTATTGTACCTCCTTGCAATGGTCTTATGGCTGAGCAAGTAGTAACTTATAAAGATGTAGCATCATGAATAAGAAACTTAGGTTATTAGTAACAACTAAATGTCCTAACAAGTGTCCCATGTGTTGTAATAACTCATGGGATTTTTCATCTTTACCAGTAGTGGATAGATGGGACTATGAAGAGATAATGATTACTGGAGGAGAACCTTTGATTCATACTAATAAAGTGGCTGAATTAATAAGGTCTATTCGAGGAATCAGTGAGGTCTATATGGACATTCCAAAGGTATATGTGTACACTTCAATAGCTGCTTGGGATAGGGTAAGGACTATATTAGGTTATGCAGATGGTATAGTTTTGACTCCTCACAGTCAGAGTGACATTGATAAGTTTGTGGAACTGAACAATATGATGCAAGAGGTTAAGGAAACTAAATCTGATTTCATTAAAGGGAAATCTCTTAGACTTAATCTCTTTGCTGATATGAAACTTCTCCTTCCTGAGCATATTGATTTGTCACTATGGAATGTCAAGGAAATGGAGTGGCTGGAGAATTGTCCACTGCCTCAAGGTGAGGACTTTAGGAGAATTAAAGAACTTTGGTGATGAAGCAATTTACACACAGAGAGTTTGTTAGGGTGGTAGTAGCCAATGGTTTTTATTATAATAGACAAAGTGGAGACCATGCTATCTACCTTAATGAGAAAGGCAGGCATATTAACATCCCATTAAAACTTAAAAGTGTTATTGCAAGGAGATTAATCAAAGAGAATAATTTAGAGATAAATATTAAGAAACTTAAAAAGGAAAAGAGAAATGACCCTAAATAATTTGTATAATCAAATTTTTATTCATATCTTTGTTTGTATTAACAATAAAAGTATTTGGTATGGTTGAATATTGGAAACCTGTAAAAGGTTTTGAGAGTAAATATGAAGTAAGTTCTTTAGGAAAAGTTAAAAGTATAGGAACATATAATACTTGTAAGAAAGGTATAATGGTCCCTATGGTTGACACTTCTGGATATGAACATGTCAGACTCTATTCAGGGGGCAAAGTTATTGATAAAAGTGTCCATAGATTAGTAGTTGAAACTTTTCTTCCCAATCCTGACAATTTAAAGTGTGTAAATCATAAGGATGAAGATAAGAGAAATAATTCTATTGAAAACTTAGAATGGTGTACCAATAGATATAATGTAACTTACTCCTTGGGTAAGAAGGTTATACAGTTATCTAAAGAAGGGGTTCAATTAGGAGTGTTTAACAGTATAGCAGAGGCTTCAAAAGAATTTAATATTCCTACTACTAACATTAGTAAATGTTGTAAGGGAATTAGAAAATCTGCTGGTAATTTTATTTGGAGATATGAATAACTATGATTATCCTTTAGGGAGTGATACTCCTGATGCACCTTGGAATGCACCTCTTGATGTAAAACATAAGAGGTTTGTGAGTGTAACCATATCATATTATGATGAGGTTGAATTACCTCCAGATGCAGAGGAGGAACAGATTAAGGAAGCCCTTGAAGAGAAGGTGAGAAGACAGGATTTTCCTAAGAAAGTTGATTTTGATGAAATTGTAATATTGGATGAGTAAGATTGTAAGATTAGTTCAAGTTACTTCTTGGAAAAGAGCCTTAAATGCTGCAAGAAGAACTATTGGAAAGGCTTTTCTTGATAAAGAGCCTTCTGCTTCATGGGAAGCAAAGATGTTGCTGGCTGAACACAGTCCTATCAGATTGGTAGAATATGATTGGTCATGGGAAGAAATCAGACAATGGGTTACTGCACACTTAGTAAGGCATCATGAAGGTTGTGAAAAGTTTGTTCACACTCAGAGAGGTGATAGAGCAGGTAATAATTACAATAGGGATGAATTGCCTCAAGGTGCTTTAAATGATATGGATATGACAGCTAATGCACAAGCTATCATTAATATCTCAAGGAAGAGATTATGTAGTTGTGCATCTGTAGAGACAAGGGAAGCATGGAAACAAGTATTAGAGGCTATAAAAGAAGTTGACCCAATACTTGTAGACAAATGTGTGCCTGAGTGTATATATAGAGGCTTTTGTCCTGAGTTCATGAAGCCCTGTGGCTATTCAAAGACAGCTAAATATCAAGAAGATTTGGAGAAGTATAGAAATACTGATTATTAACTAAAAAAAAAAAACAATGGTATTTGGAAGTAAGAAACAAGCAGTTATTGCGAAGCCTTCATTTAAGGAAAGGCTGACTGGAGTAAAATCAATGTTTAAGAAAGCACATGAAGATGCTTCAAAGTTGAGTGCAGAAATGCAGGCAGACATTGACAGTAAGAAACAAAAGGTAAAACTTCTTGAGGATGAAATAGGTTTCATCTCTGAAACTCAGAAAGAAGCTCAAGAGTTTATGTCAAATCTTGAAAAGCTCATTTAATGAGAACAAATTTAATTAAGACAAAAGAGCTACCTAAAATAGTAGAGCCATCTACTACTGATGGTATGCTTGACATGGTAATTGCATTTGATACAACTGGCTCTATGTCAGCTTATATTAATGCAGTAAAGACCCATGTGAAGGAGTTAGTTCCCAAACTATTTAGTTCTAATCCTGATTTAAGGATTGGTATAGTAGCATTTGGTGACTATTGTGACATAAGTAGCAGGGATAACTTTGGTAAGGCTTATCAAGTATTGGATTTAACTAATGATGAGAATAAAATCATTCAGTTTATCAATGAGGCTCAGAATACAAGTGGTGGGGATGGTGATGAGTTCTATGAACTGGTCATTAAGAAAATCACTGAGGAAACTGCATGGAGAGAAGGTTCTACTAAGGCAGTATTATTGATTGCTGATGCAGCACCTCACAAGGTAGGTTACAGTTATAGAAGCATTGTAAGTAATGCCCAAATTGACTGGAGAGAAGAAGCTAAGAAGGCAAGTAAATTAGGTATCAAATTTGATACCATGACTATTGACCCTATGTATGTTGAGTGGTATAAAGAGCTTTCTGCCATGACAAATGGTGTAAGTGTTCCCTTCAATAATAGTGGTAAAACTTCTCAAGTGATTGAAGCTGCTGCATTAAGTAGAGGTGGGGAAAGAACAAGAGGCTTGTATAAAGCTACTATGGATTCTGTAAAAGATGATGCAGAATTAAGTGCAGTATATACTGCTTATTCAAAAGAAGTAACAGATTAAAATCAAGACAAATGAAAATCAATATTAAAGAGATAGCAGTAGGTGATGTATTCTCAGAAGAGTCACGTTACATTGTTGAAGAGATTGGTAAAGATACAATCAAGTTCAAGCATACAGAGAGTGGAAAGTCAGTGACATTAGGTTATGGTTATGTTCAAGACCTGCTTAATACTTCTGACCAGTATGACAAAGAAGTAAAAGTGACTAAAGAAGATAAGAAAGATGGTACTCCGGGTATAAGGACAATCTTTGAGGGTATCAAATCTTCTGAGGTATTCACTGTTGTGTTCCAAAAGCAGGATAAAGCTAAGACCAAGAAGCGATATGAAGCTGAGAGGGAAGCACAAAGACAAGAGGCTGTAGCTTTGATTGACAAGGCTAAGAAAGCTAAGAAGTCAATGGCTGTAGCTTATAAAGAAGCTCTGGAACACATTCAGAATAACCCTATTAAGGACTTCATTGAAGGTGAAGATAGGGTACTAAGAGGATACAAGATGCAGTTTGTATCAAGGGATGGGAAATATAAATGTCTTGATATGGACATTGAAAGAAGCTCTAAAGAAGATGGGATTAGATTGGTAAATATAAATACAATCAAACAACTTATCTTCAATGGTGTTAAGTATGTAGTTGAGTAACAGTTAGGGGAGCTAAGTCTCCCCTTTCTTATTTTTAAAGAGTTTGGTTTACCTCTCAAAAAGAAAACCCTTAATAACTTGCATATTAAGAAAACAACCTTTATATTTGCACATAAATTTAATTATAAATCTATAACAAGATGAGTAAAAGATGTATCACAACTAATTCTACAATAGAAGAATTGGCTGCTAAATTACAGGGTGAAACTATAGAATCAGTCAAGGGACTTGTTGAGCTATGGCAAGACAAGAATAATAAGGACTGGGACACTTATCCTACTGCTTCTGAACTAAATAACTTTAGGGCAGAACTAAGGAAAGGTAAGGATGAAATGATAGAGGCTTTAGATAAAGCACTTTCACCTTCATTTGAGGCTCCAAGAATTTCCACTGTGGAAGAACAAGCTAAAGTAGATTTGGACTTTGACCCAAGAACAAGAAGAGACAGGGTTAGTCTGATTGCAAGATTCTTTAGCAATGAAATAGATACAGCACTGCAAGAACATAATGATACTCTTAATAAGAGAATTGCTGATGCTGAAAAAGAAGGTGATGTACTTGCTGTCAATGAATTGAAAGAGGAGTTAGCAACTCTTGATAGGTTCAAGATAATCAAGTTATATACACCTGCTGGCTTATTTAGTAGAGTAAGGGATTATTTCAATAACTATATACTTGACTCTGAGGAGAATAGGATACAATCAGAACTAAATACAATCAATAGTATGAAGGGTTCTGAAAGATATAGTGATGAACAGAAGTATGAAGCTGCAAAGAAGAAAGCATTATATAAGACTAATGCTTATCAGAAAGTAGTAGATAACTTCAAACCTTTGGCTGAGGAAGCAAGTACTATACTAATAGCTACAGAGGGGATTAGGATTGACCCTAATTATATTGCCCCTAAAGATGCCAACCTTAATAATGATACTCCTGAGGGAGATAGTGCAGTAGATACACAAGCTGATGATTTTGTAAAGGATGAGGCTTTCAAGGATGGATGGATGACTAATTATAGGGAAGTAAGTTCTCATGAATCTCTAAGTCAGGAGGTTAGAAAGGTAATTAGAGAAATTCCCCAACTTGACTATAGAGGAAAGTATGATAAGGATGATTTAGGAAATCTAAGATTTCTTGATGCAGACTATGTTCATGCAACCCTTATAGACAAGCTCAGAGATATGATTACATCTGATGATATGTTGCCACTTCTGGAGACTCTGGGTAATACCAAGCCTTGGACTAAGCAAATAGTCAAGAAGCTACAGGCTGAGCCTAAACTATTCAGTCAGTTCTATCAGGATTTCAGAAAAGACTTTATGCCTTACTGGATTCAGAAGAAGAAACTACAGGCTGATGGTACTTTCAAGATGGAAACTATTGCTATCAATAAGCCTGAGGGTGTCTATTATCTGCTTGATGAATGGAGGGATAACTATGAGAATGGTAATCTGCTTGATGATGATAGTATCTATGATAAGAATGGAGACTTGAATCTTGAGAATGCAGAGAATGGTCTTAAATGGACTGAGGCTCTCAATAACAGGTTTACCAATCTTAGTACAGAACAAAGGTTGGAACTTTTACAAGATGAAAAGATATGGAAGACATTGAATAAGCTTCTTAATATGATTGGTATCAATGCTAATCAGGGGGTATTATTAGATGCTCTGACTAATATAAAGCAATATGAAGGTGGTACTGCAACAGACCCAATTATGTTGCTTCTTCCTCAATTAAACATCATATTCAGTGGTGTAAAGAAAGGTGAGGTTAAATCTGAGACTCTTGAAGATGGAACTGAAAAGAGAGGAGATTTGATAAATACCTTTGGTTCTGCTTACAACAGTATAGCTATGATGCTTGCAGAAGTAACAGAAGATGCCATTGAAAGTAGTGTGAGGGAAAATGATAAGTCATACTATAGCCATGTTACTCCTAACTATCTTGGTAAGTTGATTAAACAGCTTAAGAATGTTATGGGTAATGAAGCAAGGTTCAAAGAGTTTGTTGAAAATGAATTTGGACAATATGAATGGTTCTATAAGGATGGTAGATGGAGAAATGATTGGATTGAGCAACTGGTAAATAACCCTGAAATGAGAAGAGGATTGAGCCATAAGGTTCTACTTAACTCAGATAAGGTTGCATATCAGAACTGGGATGATTTGGATTACACCTTAGTATTACTGACAGAATACTTTGGAGACCCAGATAACAGTAAATCTGATATTCAATGGGCTAATTACCATGTGCCAATTCTTTCAGATAGTCCTTCTGCTGAGTTCATTAGATTCAGGAAGTATGACAATCATAGCATCATTGGAGAAGATGGTGAGTATATGAAGTATGATGATATTATCCTTGATAGGATGGTTGATTTGGTCAATCAAGAGGTAGATAGAATAGCTCTTGTAAACCAAAGGGATGTTGAATATCAAAAGGGTAATCCCAACATTGCTCCTATTGCAAACTATGATATAGTAAGGAAGAAAGATGGTACTATCAAGAGTATTGGTGGTGCTGAATTTAAGTTCCTCACAGCTCTGAATGATGTAAGATATGAGAATGGTGAGACTTTCCTTGACAGGTTCCAGAGAATCCAGAATGAAGGAACTGGTGCTGAATTAAGAGAGTTCATTAGAGAGTCAGTAAGAGAAGCTCTTGACAATGAGTTTGAACAGACTTATAGAGAATGGGCTAAAGCTGGTTTACTTGAAGAATTGCCTAATGGTAAGTACAAATATCTTGGAGTAATAGGTGTAAATGCTGGTCAAAGTTCTTACAATAGAAATACAGCAACTTCTTTGAATAATGCAAAGAAGGCTCTTGAAGGAATGTGGACTACAGAAATGGATATTCTTTTAAGGGATTACAACAATAATAATCCAGTGGATGATAGAAGGGCAACTACTCTTTTTGAAAGTATCAAGGACTTGTTGAGAGAGAAGATGGTGAGAGGTGAGATTACTCCCAAAGAAGTAGATAGTATCAACAGAAACTTAGTTATTAGAAATAATGCCAAAGCTAAGTTGAGAGAATACTTCTGGAATAGTAAGTTTGCTACATCACAAATCATTGAACTCACTACAACTGACCTTGCTTTCTATAAGAATATAGAGGACTTCCAAAAGAGATATAAGGAAGTTCATGCTCCTGCTCTTAGACTTAATACCAACTCTAAGTATGGTAGAAAGGAAGAGAGAACTATTTATCTAAAGGATGATGAGATTGTATCTTCTGCACTTGATGATATTGCAACTGTACTTGATGAAAGAGTCAAGAAAGGTGAGATGTCAAAGAGAGACAGGGATTTAATCTTAAATAAGTTCAGAGAGGTAAATGTGGCAGATGCTCAGGCTTACAGGTCACTAAGTTCTTACAGAGCTATACTTGATATGTCTGGTCAGTGGACAGATGATATGCAGAGAGCCTTTGATAACTTCCAAAATGGTAAGTGGGATATGGCTGATTTCAATATTATCTGGCAGACCAAGAAACCTTATGTGTACACTCAGGTGAATAATATGAGTGGAGTTCAAGGTCATACAGGCATTAAGACACCAGTTCAACATAAGAACTCAGAGTTCCTTCTTATGGCTATGCACCAGTTAGTTTCAGGTCCACTTGGTAAATCAGGTAAACTTGTGGCTATCAATGAGTTCATGGAAGAGAATGGAATTGATGTAGTTCAATTTGAATCAACTACTAAGGTTGGGAAACAAGGTGTAATTGATTTGAACAGTGTCAATACTAAGGAAGATGTCAAGTCTGTACTTAAGAATGCCACTACTCAGAATGGTATTGAGAATCCTAATGTGGTTCATAAAGTAAGTTATGAAGACTATGGTATTCAGACTGCAACTCCAGAACATGCTATTGATGCAGTTCAGTTAGTTGGTACTCAGATTAGAAAGCTGATTACAGCAGATATTAGCCCAGATGTTAAGATTAATGTGAATGGCAGGGAAATGTCTAAACAGGAATGGTTAGATATGTACAATGCTATTAACACTGAAAATATCATTCAGGCTTTTGCTGATGTAAATGAAATCTTCAAGGATGCCAGACAGGTTGAGAAGATTCTTCTTGAGGAATTGAGAGGTAATCAGAGATATGGAATTGATATGATTAGAGCCTGTACTCTTAATGAGAAAGGACAATTCAATATTCCATTATTTGACCCTGTACAATCCCAGAGGGTACAAACATTGCTGAATAGTATTATCAAGAGTAGAATTACTAAACAGAAGATTAGAGGAGGAGCACTTATTCAGGTATCTGACTATGGTCTTACTGATGAATTGAAGATTGTTTTTGAAGGTGAAGGAGAGAACAAGAGAATTAAATATCTCGAAGTTTATATGCCAGCATATAGTAGGAAGTTCTATGAACCTCTTATGAAGGCAGGTTCTCATGAACTGGATATAAATAAGTTACCAGACAACTTGAGAAAGTTGATTGGTTATAGAGTTCCAACTGAGGACAAATACTCAATGGCTCCTCTTTATATTAAAGGTTTCTTACCTCAGCAGAATGGTTCTGCAATTATGCTCCCAGCAGAGATTACTACCCTAAGTGGTTCTGACTTTGATGTGGATAAATTGTATATCATGTTACCTGAGTTTAAGATAACTCCTAAGTATAATAGAAGACAGTTTGTTGATGATTTAGTTGCTCAATTGACACAAGGAAAAGCTGTATCTCCTGAAATGTTGAAGGAGTATAGACAGAGTGTAAACAGAGCCATAGATGATGGTAGGAAAGCTCCTAAGGATAGTCAGGAATACAATCTCTGGAAGACATATAAAGCTAACAGAGAGAAGTATAGAATATCTTCTGAGGATAAGATTGAGAAGATTGAATATGACTTTAGAAAGTCTCCACAAGAGAACAGTCTTGAAGCCAGAAACAATCTATTGATTGATATGATGTGGGGTGTTCTGACTAATGCTGATACTGCTTCAAAGATGCTTAACCCCGGTGGTTTTGATTATCAGAAGAAGTCTGCAAGAATGATTAATATCCTTCAATCAAGTAGAGAATCTGAACTAAGGAAGGAACTGAATATCCCTGAGAATCAAAGTACTCTTAACAAGTTAAGTAGTATGGATTTAGAACAACTTGACAAATTGGCAGAGAAGTTCAAGAAGAAACTTGACCCTCTTAACCCAAGAACTCAGGTTCAACTTCATCAGCAGAATATGACTGGTGCAGCATTGATTGGTATTTATGCCAACCATAATGCAAACCATGCTTTGATGCAACATACTGAATTAGGTCTTGATACTGAGAATGGTTCTTTCTTACTTAATGGTAAGAGATTAACTTCTCTTCATGGTCTAATGAATGACAATAAAGAGTATATCTCAAGAAATAATGCAGGTTTCCTTGCTGCATCTGTGGATAATGTGAAAGACCCTGTGCTTGCTTCATTGAATCAGAATACATTCACTGCTGATGCCTCAATGCTTTTAAGTAGGCTTGGTTATAATCCTATTGAGATTGGTTTGATTATGTCACAACCAATTGTGATGGATATTACTAATACCTATTTCAGAGAGAGTAGAGAAGGCAAAGGAAAGGACACAATCATTGATGAAGTCATTGAGAACTACAAGAAAAGGGCTGCAATGATGGAAGATGTAACCTATGACAACTATAAATCTAATAAGTTCATGGCAGATGAATTGGCAGACAATATCATTCTCCAGAAGGAAGTAGAGGAATTAGGTGATAGGAATCAGACATCTGACTACAGAAAGGTTGAGTTCTATAAGAAGCAAGTGGCTGCTGGTTATTTATTTAAGAGAATAATGGGCACAGCAGATGCTTTAGGACAGTTGGTTCAAGCTACAAGAGCAGATACTCAAGGTGGTGCAGCAGGTCCTACTATTGCAGATACACAGATTAAGATACAGAAAGTTGATGACTTCCTGACTAATGTAGTGTTAAATGAAAACTCTCCTTTAACTGGTGCAGATGTTATCATGCCTTTCAGTATGAAAGGTATGGATATTGACCAGATAAGAGAGAAGTTGTTAAGTTCTCCATTACCTTATTTACAGGCATTCTTTAGTCTTGGTATTGACCAGACACAAGAGATGTTCAGTAGATATTTCCCTCAATTCACTGACTCTTTCAGAGAAGTAATTGATGGTAAAGAGGGATTGAGAGGCTTAAGACAGTACACTAAGACAGGCAAGTTGAATGCAAAGACACTCAATAACATCTACAATGATTTGTTAGCTTATATTATGTCCAAGACATCATTCTTTGGGCAAGAAGCTAACCTCAGAGCAGATGATAAGGTTACAACAGCCAGTGATAAGAGAAGGGATTTCATCAATAATTTCCCTGATTATTTCAATAGAACATTGAGTGAACATCCTGAAATAGCTGAACTTGAATTTGTTAAGAGATTAAGAGTAATAAGGGCTAACCAAAATAATCCTGTAGATACAGTAGTATTTAAGAATGTTGGTCAGTTAAGTCCTACTCTGAGAGAAAGATATATGAGGGACTGGCAATCATTATTATATATGGGACCAGAAGCTCAGGCTTTAGCTCTTAATTTATTCAGATATAGTTATTACAGGAATGGGTTTGCATTTGGACCTTCTACTTTCATTCATTTAGCACCGACTGCCATTAGACAGTCTGTTCCAGAGTATATTGACACTCTGAGAGGATTGTTGGAAAGTGAGGATGATTACAGTCAGTTTATTGACCAGTATATCTACAATCACTTAGATAACAGACAGTTGGTTCCTGAGGTTCCTACAGAGGCTTCTACTTCTTTCACTAATGAACAAGGTGATGCTTTGGATATGGTTAAAATAACCATTGATACTGAATCTAACAGTAGTGATAAGAAGATAATAAGGAAGAGAGAGGGGATAGGAGAGGAAACAACCTATGACTTCTTTAATTACATAGCAAGAAGATACAAGGGAGGTACAATATATTACAGGCTTACACAAGCTGATAATGTACAGCCTAATGTAGCTGTGTATGAAAGGATAGACCCACTTGGATTCAAGAACAGTTTCATTGAGTATGAATATGGTAAGGATGTTACTGAAATGAAGTCAGTAATTGATAAGAATGACAGGGATTATACTCCTAATGTAAATCAGGATATAACAGCCTATCAGGAAGCTAATATTGATTATGACTCCATGCCAGAATATCTGAACTATGATTTCTCAAGTCTGACTCAAGATATTGCAAGTGAGGCTTTCAGTCAGGTGTATGGTGCTCCACTTGAAGTGAATGAAGGGAAAGCAGATGATATTAATTCTATCAATCCAAATACTGAGTATGAGGATGCAAACAATGATAAAATCTGTGGTGCAAATACATTATATGAATTATAGATATGGCTAAGAAATGTGCAATAATTCCTCAAGTGAGGAACAGTAAAAATGAGGTAGTAAGCAGCAGGTTATTTAAAGACCTGCTGGCTTATGCCCCTAATAGACAGGAGGCAACAAGAATATACCTCATTACAAAGAGTATTGACTTTGTTACTAATTGGAATCCAAGACTACAGATGGATGAAAATGGTGAACCTACTCTAAGCAGTCTCTTGAAGAAGACTAATCTAAGAAGTATTATTGATGAGCAGAAGATTCTAAAGAACCTTAATGAAGAGATTGGTCATTACCATAAGACAGGTAGAGCCAAGTTATATCTGAACAATGATGAAAACTATAGAATGTTAGTCCAAAAGGCTATTCAATTCAACACTCAATCAGAGTTTAGAGAAGACTATGTTGCATCTGTTGAGAAGGTATGGGACAATGAAAGTAATAGGGTTTATATCAGTCCTTTTGTCAGAGTAAGAAACAAGATGAATAGTCTTGAAGCTAACAATATGCAGTATAATTATACTCTTAATAATAGGTTGAGGGAGATATTATCTGCTAATGGCATTGGGATAGGTGCTCTTACAGACTTGGAACAGAGAAGAGGAGTGGCAGGAGTAACAGACTTTAGTCAAGCCAGAGATGCTGCAACAGGTATAATTGAATTAATTAGACTTGCTGATGGTATTAAAGGTGAGAGAGCATTACCAGAGGAGTTTGCTCACTTTGCTATTGAGGCAATGGGTGATAATCCCCTTATAAATAGACTGGTTAATCACTTGGCTAACAATAGTTTGGTAGGTGAGATATTAGGTGATGATTATAACACTTATGATAGTCTGTATAAAGGTGATGAATCAAAGTTAGCCAGAGAAGCTGCTGGTAAACTACTTGCTAAACACTTATTACAGTCTGAACCCATTCCTTCTTCATCTTATAAATCCCTTCTGGAGAGGTTTATCAATGCTGTAAAAAATTTCTTTAGAGGATTAGGGGCTTCACAGTTCCAAAAGGCAATGCTTGAAGCAGAGAGTAGCTTTAGTAAACTGGCTGGTGATATTCTTACTGGACAGATGGATGAAGCTATTAATGTTGAGAATATAGCTACTTCTGAGGCTTTCTATTCTACTACTGAAAGGGTAGATAGGGATAAGGCTTTGTTACAGAAGATTATAGACAATGAATTGAAGAGGCTCAAGATTTATGAAAAGAGAAATCCTAACAGTCAATTTAGTGCCAATCAAAGGTTATTAATAGACAGGTTAGAGCTTGAATTAGCTGATAATAGTGAGATTGAAGGTATCTATATGTTCCTTGATAATGCACTTGAAGAACTAAGGAAAGTGAGTAGTAGACTTGAGGTATTGAGGAGTACTCCTGCAACCAATCTTAATGAAAGGGCTGGAGTACTGAGGGACATCAGGAACTATATGTACAGTTATAAGAGGATAGCTGATTCAGTAAGAGAGGCTCTTAGAGAGGAAGAGAAGTCCACAGACAATAGATATGGTCAAAGAGTAAGGGTTGCATTAGATAATGTCACTACAATGCTTAATGACCTTGCAGTGGACTATAATACAATCTCTATGCCTTTATTTGTTGATTTCATCAAGCCTTTTGTAGGGGATAACCTTGTGGTTCCATTTGGGAAGTACAAAGGAAAGACTCTAAATGCAGAGGAGTTGGTTAAAGTAGCTGATGAGGATATTTCTTTCTTTGATAGATGGCTGGATAGTATGGCTGATTCATCTGATTATATGTTGAAGATTATGGACCAAGCTGTTAAAAAGAGCAAGGAACAAGCTAGATTGAAGACTATTGATATTCAGAAGGAACTGCAAGCTGCCACTATTAAACTTGAACAGGCTGGTGTGAAAGACACTGAGTGGATGTTTGAGAGAGATAGTAAAGGTAATCTGAGTGGTAATTATATCAGTGAGATAAATCATGCTCTATTCAGAGAGAGAATGAGGACTATGTTCCAAAGTCTTAATGAAAAGTATGGCAGAAATCCTGTAGGGGAGAATGCTGATAAATACAATGAAGAGAGACAGAATTGGTTCAATGCCAATATGGAAACTGTAGATGGAGTTAGACAACCTAAGAAGTCCATTTATGAAAGAATGGAGTTCAGAAGGCTGAATAAAGCCCAAAGGGACTATTACACTACTGTAATGGATATTAAGGCTAAACTTGATGCTCTACTTCCTGATAAATATACAAAACTGAATAGTGCTGTAAAGATTAGGAAAGACTTAGTTGAAAGGGTTAAAAGCTCTGAAAGTGTGAAGTCTGGTGCTCAACAGGTTTGGGAAAGTATCAAGGACAATTTCATTAGGAGAACTGATGATACAGACTTTGGAGATAAGGCAACTGTAAAAGACTTTGAGGACAGGGAGGTACAAATGTTACCTATCTACTTTACAAAGCTCAAGAAGGGAGAAAGTGCTAATGACTTATCTACTGATATAGTAGGTACTATGACTGCTTATGCAGCAATGGCTAATGACTTTGATGAAATGAATAAGGTCATTGATGTTCTTGAAGTTGGTAGAGATATGTTAAGAGAAAGACAGGTTACTCAAACAGAAGGTGGAAAGCCTATGGTTGAGAAATTTAAGGCAGTAGGTAGAAAGGTTGAGAGTAAATTGACCAAGACAGGAGACAAGTCAAGGTTTATGGAAAGACTGAATGACTTCTTTGAAATGCAGGTATATGGAAGATACATGGCAGATGAAGGAACATTTGGTAAGACTAATATTGACAAGGGAAAGGTAGCTAACTTTATTAATAGGATGACTTCTATGAATAACTTGGCATTGAATGTCCTTTCAGGTGTTTCAAATATAGCTACTGGTAAAGTGATGATGAGAATTGAGTCTTTCTCAGGAGAGTTCTTCAATGAAAAGAATACTCTAAAAGCTGATAGAACCTATGGTAAGGAATTACCATCATTCTTAGCTCAGTTAGGTGATAGAGTAAAGACCAATAAGTTAGCTTTATGGGATGAACTATTCAATGTAATGCAGGAATATGAACAGGATACAAGAGAAGTCAACTTTGACAGGAAGACTTGGTTCAGTAGAATGTTTGGTACATCAGCTCTATTCTTTATGAATAATGCAGGTGAACACTGGATGCAGAATAGAACATCTTTAGCTCTGGCTGATGCTTATAAAATGAAGGCTCCTAATGGTAAGTTAGTAAGTCTATGGGATGCTTTTGAGGTTGTACCATTAGATAGTAGTAACAAGAAGTTAGGTGCTAAATTACAGCTAAAACAAGGTTATACTAAGGCTGATGGTTCAGCTTTTACTCAAGAAGATATAATCAAGTTCAGTAGAAAGAGTGCAGCTATTAATCAAAGAATGCACGGTATTTACAATAAAGCTGATAGAAGTGCAGTACAAAGGTTGGCTATTGGTAGATTGGGTATGATGTTCAGGAAATGGATGAGACCCAGTTGGAATAGGAGATTTGGCACTGCAACTTATAATTATGATTTACAGGCTTGGACTGAGGGTTATTATAATACTACTGGAAAGTTCTTTATGAATCTTGCTCAAGATATGAGACAGGCTCAATTTGATATAGCTTCAAGGTGGAATGAAATGACTGCAACTGAAAAAGCTAATGTTAAGAGGGCACTTGTAGAAGTAGCTCACTTCTTAGCTGTTACTGCTGCAATAGGATTCATTGAGTGGTCAGATGATAGAGATAGACCTTGGTTGGTTAGAATGATAGAATACCAGTTAAGAAGACTTTATACAGAATTAGGTGCTATGTTACCCGGACCTTCTATGATAAATGAAGGTTTTAAATTAATTCAGTCTCCTGCTGCTGGAATTAATACTTTACAGAAAGCAATAGATTTGGTTGGAGTAATGAACCCATATAATTATGAAACCTTTAATGGGGAAGAAGCCCTGATTAAGGGGGGTCAATTTGAAGGTTATTCAAAGGTACAAAGAATTATCTTAAGAAGTCCTTTAGTTCCAATGAGGAACACTATTATGAAAGGATTCCATCCAGAAGAGTCTATACCATTCTACAAACAGTAGAATTAAAAAGAGGAGAGAAATCTCCTCTTTTTTTTTTATTCACTAAATAATTTATTTATCCACTTGCATATTAATGGATTTATACTTATCTTTGCAGTGAATAATAAAATATAAGAATATGAATGAAATTTGGAAAGACATTGATGGGTATAATGGTTTGTATCAAATATCCAATTTAGGTAGGGTAAAATCCCTTGGTAGAAGAGGAAAGGGTTGTAGTTTGGAAGACAGAATACTTAAGCCTATGATTAATAAGGATGGGTATCACCTTGTAAATCTGAAAGACATAAATCATGTGGCTAAATGGTTTACTGTACACAGACTTGTAGCTTCACATTTTATACCTAATCCTGATAATTTACCTATTATAAATCATAAAGATGAGGATAAGGGTAATAATTATATGGATAATTTAGAGTGGTGTACTACCCAGTACAATAATTCTTATGGTACAGTAATAGAGAGACAATCTAATAATAAGAAGGGTCAATCTAATGAATGGCTAAATAAGCCTATACTACAGTATTCTCTTGAAGGAGAATTTATTGCAGAATTTGATTCTACTACTCAGGCAGCTCAATTCTTGGCTCCTGTGTTAGGAAAAGACATAGAGAAAATAAAGAAAGCTATTAATAATCAGCTAAGGAAATATCCTAATGGTAAATCCTGTGGCTTTAATTGGAGGTATAAATTATGAATGGATGGTGGATATTAGTGTGTATTATTGGGTTTGTGGTTGGCTGTATGTTCTTTGGGAAGGATAGTTAAGAAACAAGAAAGGGAGAATAGTTAATTCTATTCTCCCTTTTTATTTACACCTTAATAAAAAATTTAAACCTCATGTTTGAAGCTATGAACATCTGATAGCTTGCTCTCTTTCCTCTTGTGAGATAGAGTTCCACATTTCTTCTGTCCACCCTTTCTTTTCAAGTGCTTCCCTTGTATCAGTCTCAATACTACTGAAATCCATTGAAGATTGTACTCCCTCCTGATTTCTCATCTCTTGAAGAGATGGTACTTTATAGGTTATGTTAGAGTAATGTCCCTCATTAATATTTCTGTAATATTCAGTAAGAGAAGGTCTTAGACTGTTCCAGTTAGTGACTTTAGCAAACAATTCCTTGAAGAAATTGATTATCTTAGTACCTAAAGATTGAGTGTCTTGAGACATCACATATTCCCTGAAACCTTCTGCCATAGCTTCTTCAAGTTGTGAGTTACTTAAGTCTCCATAAGTTTTCTTAGCTTCTTGAAGTAATTCATCTCTAAGTGTAGGTTCTGTGAGTAAATGGAATACTGCATGAAATGCCTCATGATATGTAGTTCCCTCAGCAGCTATATCACTTAAAGTAATGATACCATCACTAAACTGACCCCATGCTAATGCACCAGTCTTGGCTACTCTGATAAGACCATTAGTAACTACTACTCTCTCACTCTCACTTAGTTGAGGTAGAACCTTATTTAACCAAGCTAACTCCTTATCTTTATCCCATATAGGTCTTGATAAATCATCAACCTGTCTTAATTCAAATTCTACATCAAACTCTTCATCAGTCTGATTAATAGCCTGTTCTTTAGCAACAGTTGAAGCTGCACCATTAGATTCTCCCTGATTAATAGTAGCAGGAATAATAGGCTTCTCAATCTTAACTGGTTCAGAAGAAGGAGTGTAAAGTATAGTACTTTCCTGAGACATATCTACAACTCTCTGAGGATTACCTTCCAGTATCTTCTTTATATTGTTCTTAGCCTCAGCCTCACTATATGACAGTACAGCATTCTTTACTAAAGCAATAGTATTACCATTAGGAAATACTGCATAGAAATCATTAGATGCAACATGTGCAGGTTGATTTCCAAAGCCTTTAGTAATATTAGGAACCTTAGTCATATATACCTCAACTCCATTCACCTTTCCAATAGGACTTAAATAACCTGTATGTAACTTTCCATCTCTCAAGAAGTAACCTACTTTACTATCTGACATACTATAGTCTGGTAGAACATTGTTTATAGGTTCTCTTGTTTCAAATGTACTGTTGAATATAGGTAAGCTATTATTAGTATTATTCACTTCTGGAGTAGCTACACTACCAACTAAAGGAACATTCACAGATGAATCATAGTTAAGAAGAATACCCTTCTCCTTATTTACTCTACTAACATTATCCTTAGTGTACTCAAGTACAAAGGGTAATATAGCTAAAGTAGTGATAGGAGTATGATATTGAGACTCAAATAAGTTCTTATAAGCACTTAATTGTTTAGTATAATACTGCTCCTGACTCATTGTTTGGGTATTAGATTTATTCTTGAAGTAATTAACCTTTCTACCATTCCTATCAACAAAGTCATAGAAGCTATATCTACTTGTCTTAACATCATATATCTTAAAGTTTCCATTAGCATCTACAGAGAGAATATCAACCTCACCAGCTACCCTGTTTCCATCCTCATACTTATTGAAGAGCACTATATTATTAGTAAGGAATGTCTCACCCCTTGCTTCAATATTGCTCTTAATTTCAGTAAGAGAAGTAACCAAATCATTAAATGCCTGTTCAGACATATTACTTGGTTTAACTGGCATCTCACTTGATGTGAAGAAGTTCCTGATTACACTATCTACAGAAGTACCTGCATCTAATGCTCTTTGTGAATTAGTTCCAGACATCTTATCTCTCACTATATTCACAATAGTATCTCTGCTTCTTGCATCTATCTTACCCTCAAAGGCTGTAAGGTCTACACCATAATGGTTACTTAAGTTCTTAAGATAGTTATTGAATTGTGTTACATTGTCTGCATTCTTTGAGAGATTAACTCTTAAATCCTGTAGAGCTTTAGTTTGCTTAGGAGACTCAATCCAATTACTTCCTAATACTGAATGTACCCTCTTATATTCATGGTACTCACCATCATCCTCAAGGATATAATAGAACTCACCATCAGTTCTTGTCTTATCAACCTTAGCTTGGTTCTCTGCAATCTGGTCTATAACCTTCTTAGAGTCAGCTACAGTCTTCTTTCTATCAGCTAATTTCTGTTTGAATTTATCTGATGCAGCACCAGTTACATACTGACCTGTATTTCTATTCAGAACCTTACCATTAGGAAGAAGGGTGATACCCCCCATCATCATAGAACCATTCTGAGCATCCCCATAGTTTTCTTGTATATAAGCCATATCAAGAATAGACTCTGGGAAAGAGTTAAGAGTTCTGCCATTATTATCCCTTACAGTATTTGAAGTCAAATCTACATGGTATGTAGTATTATCAAATGAAACTGTAGTTCCTGCAATAGCCCCCTCTGTACCTCCTACAGGAGTTTGTATCTTTCTACCTTCCTCAGCCTTAACTGATGCAGGATTTAGAGCTTGCTGTAAGTTGCCTTGTACATCAAAATAATCTGTTGTAAACCAGTTACTTTTTACACTGGCATCTATTATATTGGATGTCATTACTCCAGAAGAGAGTAACATGTTATTGTAGCCTCCCTTATTAAGCATACCTAAATTCACCTGTAATGGAAGATTAAATGCCATTAAAATATTTTGTATCTCACTGGCTACTTCCTGTGAATCTCTTGTATCAGGTTGAGTTTTAACACCCTCTCCACCTAATTCATAGAGAACATTAGGGTCCCATCTTTCAGTTAAGAATACAGTTCTTGCATCTTCTCTTCTTACTCTCTGACCATCTACTTCATCATAGATTTCATTCTTATTAGCATCTCTCTGAACCTTAGTAAACCTGATACCATTACCATTCTTACCTTGTATATAGTCAATATGGACATCACCAATATATAGACTTCTTGCCAAGTCTTTTACTGCATTATTAACATCTTCCTCTGTAAAAGCATTAGCTAAAGCATCAATACTCTTCTTTATATTCTTGTACAAAGGAGTTGAGTTAATAGTAACATCCTCTGGATTATACTCACTTTCATTGAAGTGCTTAACCCTTACAGCAGCAGGACTATATTTACCAGCAGCATTAGGAATAAGGATATACATCCTACCTTCCTTTTGGCTCATATCCATTGGCTTGGTAATTAAATCATCACTGATTCTACCATTAGTAGATAGGACACCATTCTTTACAATACCAAAGATAGATGAAGCAGATACATTAGGTATTTCTCCCATGTTTCTTTCTTCTGTACTATAAGGTATTCTACCAACCATTATCTGAGATACTCTTGTGGTAGGAGTAGCTATGAACTTCTTATCCTTTCCAGTCTGATTGAACTCTTCTTTCACTCTTTCAATTAGACCTGCAAGACCTTCATATCTATCTACTACATACTGACTTTCATCTAATGAACCTACTATTTGGTTATTCCTCTTATCTATAATAAAGATTGTATGGTCATTAAATTCAGGGTCAATCATGAAGCCAAGTTCATCACCTGCCTTTAGATTACCTTCATTTACATAACTGAAAGCTCTATTATCTCTAAGATAGTTATAAAGTTCATCAAAGTTCAAGTTCTCTTTCTCTGCAACTACCACATTGAAAGGTCTGAAATCTCCATCCTTACTTGCATTGATATGTAATTCAGGGATAGTAGGTCTATAATACTGCCTCTTACCCTTTGCATCCCTATCTAATGATTGAGGAGTAGGAGCATTTTCATTAGCTTTCTTATTTTCCTCAGCTACCATTTGAGGAGTAATGTTACCTACAGGAGGTTCATAAGTATCAACTGGTCCAGCATTAACTGGTGGAACTGTGGGTGTACCACTATCTCCAGTTGTGTCTTTTGATGTAGTACCTCTTGTACCATCTGTTTTCTCAACTGGCTTTAGGTATTCAACAGGGAATCTTGCTTTGAATCTCTGGTCATTATTAACCTCACTCATTGCAGATAGAAGTCCATACTGAGCCTCAGCAAAATTCATCATATTCAAATCATCTGGTAGATTTTCATCATACAGACTCTCTGGATTATTAATGAATACTGAGTTAGGATTAGCCATTTCCTCAAGATTGTTTGCATTTTCATGTTGAGTTCTAAGTAGCTCTTGTGCATTAGCTTTAGCCTCAGGAGAGATAGGTTGTCTATCTATTGCCCTGCTTACTTCACTATTATACATTTGAACTTCCTTATAGTCCTTAGCCATCTTATTACCTTCATTCTCAAGTTCATCAAGAATCTGTTGTCTTTTAGATGAATCAGGCTCATTATTCAATGCTTCTCTAAACTCATTAAGGTTAGTAGCAGCTAATGCTGCATCCTTAGTCTTGGCTACCTCTTGTCTTTCATTTTCTCTTATAATATTCTCTCTTTGTCTCTCTTGTTTTTGTGCAAGAGCTTGAGGGTTTCTAAGATAAGTATCATACTTGTCAATGAAATCAAGTCTTCTTTCAGCTATCTTATGAAGGTCATTAATCTCATCAATTATATCCTGTTTATTAGGGTCAGCCTGTAATGCCTTATCTAATAAAGAGATATAAGATTGAGCCTCTTTTGAATCAGCAAGTTCATTAATTAGTCTTACAGGAGAATAGTTCAATAAATCTGATAATCTATTAATCTTATTTTCATCACTGTCACTAATAAACTCTCTATCCATAGAGGCATCAAGTACTCCTTGGAGTCTGTCCTTTATATCTTCATGTACTGATTTAAACCTATTTTCAAGATTATCAATATTTGAGAAGTAATAAGTCATTTCTTCAAGACCATCCTCATCAAAGTAATCTCCAATCTTAACTTGTAAGTCCTGACTAATCTTTCTGTAATTATCTACAGCTTCCTTAGTTTCCTGAGTTTGCTTTTGAATCTGTTCAATTACTTCTGCATCAGTCATATTATCATATACTGATGTACCAGTTTCCTGATTAGTAGTAAGTTGTCTTATTTGTTCAACATCTTCTGGTTTAATACTTCCAGCCTCCTCAATTATATCATATAGGTCATTGATTCTTCCTGCCTTATCAAACATGATAACATCACTAATAAGCTGGTTATGTTCAGCATTCTTAAACTCAAAGTTATCATTGTTATCAGCAGCTTCATCCATTTGTTTTTGGTAAGCATTATGTCTGATAGCTGATTGATAGTAATTAAGGAACTCAGGTGACTGTACCCTATTATTTAGTTGGGTTACAATAGCATCATCTTTCTCACTTCTTTCTCTTATCTCTTGTATATCTTCCTTAATACCTCCTTGAAGATATACTGGAGATTGGAAACCACCTTCACTATTCTTTGCACTTCTAAAGCCCGGAATACCAACTAAACCAGTTAAACCACCAATGAAGCCTTCTTCCCATCCTTCAACAGTGCCATAAGTTTGTTGAATAGCTTTTGCAGTAGCTTGTAGCCAGTCAATAGTTTCACTTTCTGCATCTGGGTCTATCTTAGCTCCATAGAAGTCATTAAGTTCAGAGGCATATTTATATCCTGCAACTTTACCTGCAACAGCCTGTCCCATTTCTTCATAAGGACCTTCTGCAACACCCTTACTTGCAATCTTCAAAGCATTTCTAAGTACAGAAGGTTTAGCTGCACTATAACTTACAGTACCATCTTCTGCAACTGTCCTTAGTATCTGACTACCTCTCTTAGCTGTATTATACCCACCTGCATAGAACTTACCAAACTGCCAAGCATCTGATACAGTAAGTAGTGGAATATTTAGAGCAAAGTCTATATTACCCATCTTAGCCCTATCTTCTGATAGTTTCTGTAGCCCACCTTTGTAATCAAACTTAGCATCTACTCTTGCCTGTAACATAGCTTGTCCTTCTGGAGTGAGAACTTGCTCAAAAGTATTTCCATCAGGGGAAATCTGATATTGTGCAAATTGAGGAAACTCTCTAAGCATAGCTTCTTGCTCTTGTGCTGCTACTTTAGCTTGTGCATCATCAAGTTGTTGTTTATGAAGCTCAAACCAGTCTTTACTATTCTGTATAGCTTCAATTCTTGCTTCACCTAATGCACCTGAGAAAGCACCAGTAAGTTTAAGAGTAGGCTCAGCCATCTTAAGTTTCTTAGCATCCCTTGCCAATTCATCAGTAAGCCTTACACCATCAAGGAATAAATCTCCTTCTCTGTAAGCCTGTAAAGCTGCATTAGGATTAAGAGCTTCACCTGAGGCTGTAACTGCACCTTTGAATGCTTGCCTTGCTTTATTAAGACCAAGTAATCTTGAGGTTGCACCAGCACTAATCTTACCAGAGTAGGCAGCACCAACAGCAAAACCTAAGTTCTTAAGGAACTTATCTCCAATAAAGTTAGCTGAGAATATATTCTCATACCAAGGGTCATTCTGCTCTGCATCAGTATAGTAATTAGGTAGAGCTGATTCTGACCATTCATTCACTTGCTGCATTGCATTTGAGAAGGGATTATCCCAAAAGCCTGAGAATGTTCCTGTAGCTGCTGCATTACCTAAACCTACTATAGTACCAATGATACCATCAGCAAAGGTAGTACCTGCAAGAACAGCTCCCTTAGCTAACCCAGCACCTATCTGAGCATACCAAGGCTGCAACTCACCTCTTATATTAGCCAAGTTGTCCAATTGGGTCATAGATGTAATACCTTCATCATACATACTATCACCTACTCCAACAAAGCCTACCTCTTGAGGCACAGCTCTTTGTAAGGCACTATTAGAGACTTGCTTATAATCCTCTATATTATCAATATGAGGAACATCTCTAAGAAGTCCTTCTTGCTTTAGTGCATCTATACTTTTAAGTCCCCTTAACCCACCTACTCCTTGTGTAGATGGGTCTTGGATTTGTTGATTATTTGCCATATTCTTCTACTCTAATTTAGAATCTGTATTACTTTGTCTCTTAGCAAGTGTATTGAACTTACCATAGATATAATTCATCATTGTATTGATGTATCTTTGAGCTTCTACATCATAGCCATTCTCAAGAAGTACATTAATATTATTCATATATCCTGCCACACTTCTATCTGCATCATCTATTAGCTCAGGGTCAATAACTGCTGATTTAGTCTTACCATCCTTAGTAGCATTGATTATAAGTCCTACCTCTGGGTCATAACTTATATCATTGTCACCAGTGAAGTAATCTGAGATATTCTCTAACTTAATAGGGTCTCCCTTCCTATTATCATCAAGTTCATAAAGACCAGTTGATTCTGTAGCTGCACCTAAGGTTCTTGCATTCTCCTTTATAACTTGAGAAATTAAGTCACTCTGAGTTATATTAGGTTTATATATAAAGTCTCTTACAGCACTGCTTCTAATATCAGCTTGTAACTTCTGTTCAAGTTGGTCCATATTACCATCCTTCATATCATACTTCTTGATTATCTGTTGAAGTCTTTCTGCATGAGGTTTAACCTTATATATTCCACTACCAACATTCACACCATACTGAGTTGGATAACCCGGATTAATTCTCTCAACTTCTTCATTAATCATAGAAGGATTAGCTCTTAACTGTTGTATGAACTGTAGGTCATTATTAAGTTCAGTAGTCTTCTTGTCCCCATCTACTTTAGTTTTAGGTACTGACCTAAATACAGCAGAGGGAGTTCCTTCTGTCTTACCTTTCCTTGCAGCAGCTAACCTTTCCTGCATTGCATAATCATAAGCCTTATTAGAAAGGGTTTGATATTGAGTTTCACCTACTGCATTCCACAAACCTTGTCTTGCATAATCATAAGCTCTATTGAGAATATTCTCATCACCCCAGCTTCTGATACCAGAACTTCCTACTGCATCTTCCACAATACCTTGAAGTATAGGAGAAGCCTCAGGATTATTCTGTACAGCCTGCATAATTTCCTCAGGTCTGAATCCCTTCTGCATGATGGTTTCATAGTATTGATTACCTAAGATTGTTCTCCACTTTCTTGGGTTCTCTCTTACTTCCTTAGCTAAATTCTGTGCAGCAGTACCTACCTGTTTGGATAATAGTGCTCCAGAATAGGATTGTGGTGATAAGGCTGGATTAGCTATAAGTTCATCTAAGGAAAGTGTAGAAGCAGGTCTATCAAATAGTAGTGTACTATCCTGAGCCTGTAATTTCCTTTGTTCATCTATCAACTCCTGTCTTCTCTTATAAGCCTGTTCTATAGGAACAATCTCAGAAGAGTATCTTCTTTTCATATCAATCAATCCTTGCCTACTTGCAGGAGTAAGACCTTGTTTAGCTAATGACTCAGCTTGTGCAGCCAAGTCATTAGAATATTGTTTGTATATTGCATAAGCCTGTGGGTCTGTCTGTTCATTAGCCATTCTCTCAAAGACATCTGCTTTAGTCCCTAATTCACCCATACCCTCTTGAATAGTATTGTATTCTTGAGTATATGCTTGAAGTGGTTGAAGCATTTCCTGATAAGAGAATGGTCTGAACTTAGCATTGGAAATAAATGAATAATTCGCCATATTTATTCCTCCTTATATTTCCAAATATATCCTATGCTTGTTTTATTCTTTCCTAAACAGCACTTGGTTATATTTACTTTGTTAGTATTATAGAATGAGGCTGCATCAGTAGCAGAATCCCATTCTCTTATAAATTCTCCCTCAACACTATATTGTATTATAGGTTTTTTACATTTATTAGCCCTCATCCTAATGTCTTCCTCTGTTAGAGAACTCAAGTGTTCTTTAAGCCTTCTCTTCCTATATAATTCAACTTCTTGACTTCTATTCTTAAAGGCTATTTTCATTTTATTAATAGACTCCTCAGAGTGTTTAAACCCTCTATGAGATAAAGAGAGTTTCTTCCTTGCTTCCTCAGAAACTTTATGTCCTCTCAACTTATTACTAACCAACTCTCTTATTTCATCAGAGGGAGAATATCCTAAACTTCCAGAACCTCCCTTGGTATCATTATACCCACTATTAAATGAATCATACTTATCTATAGAATACTTTTCAAGTTCATTAAGGACTGTATTTAATTCCTCTATAGTATCAGCTTCTCTAACATAGAGAATCTCAAAAGTAAAGCAAGTAATTCCATATAGATTCAAAGCCTTTTGAAGGGAAGAAGTATTACCTCTCCCAGTTAAATGGTTGTTTAATCTACTTCCTATATGGAAAGTCTTTCCTATGTAACATTTAATTGGGTCTATTGTAGAAGTGAACTTATAAATATATCCCTTGAAATTAGCCATAAGTCAATCCTTTCTTCTTTTTAGTTCTTACTTTACCACCTTTAGCTTTCTTAGTTCCTCCAGTGTATTCTCCTTTGGTATTCATCTTAAGAACACCTGATTTAGCTAATGTATCAAGCCAGTTAGCTTGCTCATTTTCCCATCCTATATCACCTAAACCTTGTAAGAAGTTAGTTATATTAGCACTCCTTCTTGCACTATCTTGGTCTTTAATACCTTGTCTCATTTGAGCAGCAGTAGTAGCCTGCCCTAATCTTGCTCTCTTAGCTGCATTTCTTGATTCTGCATTAAACATTGAAGCCTTAAGTCCAGTCTCAGTATTAAACATGTTAGTACCTCTATTGAATGCCTCAACCCTTTCTCTCAACTGTTGATTATATTCTTCTGCTTGCCTTGCTAAATTACCCATGTTCTGACCATAGTTATAGTCAGCAGCAAGTATTCCAGCTTGAGCATTAAGCCTATTACCACCTGAGGTATTCATTAAACCTCTTCTTGTGGCAGCAGCCTGTTGATTCATCTTGTTGATATAGAAGTCCCTATCTAAAGGTCTATAAGATAGATAGTTTCCAATAGGAGCATATCCTACTGCCTCAGCACCTAAGTCTACTCCACTTATCATATTAGCACCACTATAATCTGGTCTACTAAATAAGTCTGATAAACTTGCTAAACCAGAACCTATAATTGGTGCATATCTTGTCCAAGTCTGCCTCTTATCATTATTACCTTCTGGAGCTGTTTCAGGAACCTCATTATATTGTGCCATAAGAGCTTCAAGTTCCTCAGCACTCATTGGGTCTTGTAAAGCCAGTCCATAAGTAGGGTCTGTATCACCACCATAAGCAAACATACTTGGGTATTCATTTCCCTCTCTATGAGCCTCTTTTCTTTGTCTTGCTTCCTCTTGTGCAGTAGCTATTCTTTCCATAGCAGCTTGTAATCCTCTATTACTTAGAGGGTCATTAGGTCTTTCTTCACTTTCTCTTTGTGCAGATTTAGCAGCTTTAGCAAAAGTCTTACCTCTTAACTTGTACTCCTTTCTTATATCATCAGGTATCTCCATTCTATCTGAGAATACATAATCATCATAAACTACTTCACCTTGCTCAACTAAGTTAGGAGCACCTTCTGGGTCAACTCCTATCTGTATTCCTTGATAAGGATTTTCTTCATGAGAACCTCCTTCATCAATAAAGGTAACTCCATTAGTAAAGTCTCCACCTTGTGTATTCAACCATCCTCCAAAAGCATTCCAATTCCTTGCATTCTGTGCAAAAGTAGCTCTCTTTCTTGTAGTAGGATTAGAACTATTCTTTCCTTTCCTAATACATGCTTCTGTTACTTTACCTCCACAGTATTCAGTAAACTTACCTCTGTTTTTCTTCTTGATGTGAATACCACCACCATCCTTAGCTATATTAGCTGCTTGCACAGTTTGTTCAGGTTCTTGTTGGAACATTCCTTGTATTCCTTGTGTGAAAGACTGGTTGAAGTTATTACCTACTACATCATCAAATAGACTTCCACCAAAAGCCTTTAGTGAAGGATATTTAGCAAGAACCTTTCTTCTTACACTCTCATTACCATGTAATCCAGCTAATCTGAGTGCATCTCTTGCATCAGCTTTAGTTGGTATTGGGTAACTTCTGTGAGGTCCTGCAAAGTCTCCAGAAGGAACAGATGGATAAGGCTTTTTCTTAGAACCATAGTTTTTCTCTCTGGATAAGCCACCACCTTCTGCAAAAGCATTATATGTATTCATCTCTGGTAATGCTTGAAATGAGTTAGGAAGAGAGGTCAATCTTTGTTTAGAAATTGCACTCATCTCTTGATTATTTAAGTATCTATTATCAAACTCATAGCCTATTGCACCACTACCAAAGTTAAGTGGACCACCATAAGCAGAGAAGTTTGCTAACATATTAAAGTCATTCTGTGTATCTATGTTCTCAGCTCTTGTTTCAAAAGAAGTTAGTGCTCTCTCATTAGCTTCTTTAGCAGCTTTATTAAGTCTTTTAGCTTTTCTCTTGGCTTTTCTATTACCACCAAGCCATCCACCAATAGCACTACCAAGACCTACTACACCACCTACAATAGCTCCAATAGGACCACCTACAGATGCTCCAGCAGCAGCCCCTTGACCAGCAGCTCCAATAGTATTAGTAACTCTTTGACCAGTACTTCCACCTCTGACATCTTTCCATGAGTAATTGTCCTTTACTTTATTCCAAGTACCCCATTCACTCATTAAATCATCATTGGATGAAGCACCTACTACCATATTCTTTTGAGCTTTATTCTGAGCCTCAATTCCACTGGTGTCTGCTATCTGTGCATTAGATACTCCTGCTTGGACTACCCCACCAACAGCACCTCCAATACTTCCTATTGAATTGCCAAGATTCTCCCCTTTAAAGGCATTTGAGAATTGTTCTGAGGATTGCTGTCCCCAGCTTTGACCTCCAGTATCAAATATATTAGGAGGCATCTTGCCTCTTCTCTTAATTTTTTTCTTAGCCATAGTATAATTAATTTTGTTGCAAATGTATATAAACTTTTTGAGTATAACAATATACTAATTCATTCTATTACAAACCCCATAGTAGATTTATTATTTACTATCCTTTGAGTTGGTCTTGCATTATAGTATAGTTGTATATCAGTTGCTTTTGGGGTGGATTTTAATCCAACATCTTTATATACCTGAATTAACAAAGTTTTTAGAACTGCTCTTGGATAGAACCCATTATCAAGATTTAGTTTATTCTTTACTATTTCTTTAATAGAATCATTAATCTCTTTTTTAGTTGTAAGTCTTCCTTCATAAGGTTTCAAACTTACTCTAAGTTCTGGATAAAGAGTCTTATAGTCTAAAATAAACTGCTCTTTAAGTATATCTAATATACCTTCTTTCTCTCTAAACCACTCCATCCTTTCAGGATGTTGCAGACCTAAAAATTTCAAGCATTTATGATATTTAGATTCTTCACTTCTTGTGCCTTCCCTTATTCCCACCAGTTCAAAATCTGGATTACAAGTTAGATAAGCATCTATTCTGTTCTTTAAATTGGAAGATGATGAGAAACCTATTTTAAAATATTCCCCACTTTTGATTAAGTATAACATATTTTTGTCCTCCTATAAATATTATTTGGCACAAATATATGAAAAATCTAATTTATACACAAGTTATTAATTAAAAAAGAAAGAGTCCACAAACTAAAATGTTTATGGACTCCTATTAATTATGCAAAATAGTGAATAATAGCATCATGGAACTCTGTTCTATATGTATTAGGAGTGTTCATTCCTAACTTAATATAAGCCCAAGTATTCCTTATCCTATCCCTGTTATTTACTATTGCTCTTGGTATATTAGCTCTCCATATCCTGAATTTCTTCTTTAATGGAGAAGGATGTCCAAGTAGATTAGTGAGAGGAGTAGTACCATGCTGATATTCATTCCATACATCAAGAGTATCAAAGGTTTTATTACTCATTAGGTTATCACCATCCCAGCTATCAGCTCTAAACTCTACTGTATTGAATATCTTATCATTTGGTTCCTCAGCATTAGCCACAAAGGTAATACTGAATGGTTTATATTCACCAAAGAACATATTATAGTCTCCAGCAAACTGTTCCCACATCTTACCATTCTTGAAGGCATAGAACTCACTACTTACATTGAACATAGCAGGAACTCCTTCATAGCTCATAAAGGATGTAAACTGGTTAATCAACTCTGAATAACACAGACAATGGTCTTTATAAGTAAAGTACACATCATTATTATTCTTGTCATAGAATGACCTATAGTTATTATAACCAACTGGTTCCCAGTTCACATGAACATTATGAGCACTAATCCACTGTCTAAACCCTAACTTATCAGATAGACTAACTATTTCTCCATTAAATAGATATAATGAATTAGTCTCATTATCTATAAAGTATAGTCCAGAAGGAGATTCTGCAATAGACCATTTATTAGCACAGCCTATAGTATTGCTTATGTACCTCTTACCACTTACCTTCAATCCATTAGTAATCTCAATTGGCATACCATCAGAAGTTGGTATCTGTACCCTACTATTGAATAGAATATTACTTAATCCCATTCTTTGGAAAGCAAAGATTTCATTCTTAAAGGTATTCAATGAAACTACTTCCCCCTTATCACCATCAAGGTCTAAGGTAGATGCCATAGTAATGTTAGTCCAAGTATCAATAATACTTCCTAATTGTTTCTCCTTAGTCCATGTTATAGTATTAGGGAAATAATTAAGATTGAACTTACTATGGTTGATTGCCCTATAATTAAAGAAGTTATTAGCTTGATTATATACAGGGTTCATCATATTAAAGTTAGTAGGAGTCATAGTTAAATTACTAATCTGACCTCTATTCCTGTCATACCTACCTTCTATATTAACCCTTGTCTCACACATGAAAGATACTATTTCATTGACACTATTCTGGTCTTCAAGAGTTGAAGGATAAACCTTCATACAATCATATCTCTGGAAGAAAGTGTCTCCTTCTGTATAATACACATAAAGATAAGGTACTGGATTTCCATCAGCATCTAATAAGCTAAATGGCTCTCCTGCTGGCAACCAATGGTTATTCTCAAATGCTTCTTCTGTCTGACCTCCAAATCTATTCTGAACATTATCATTATATAATTCAGCAAGGAATAAGTAACTATAATTATTATCATAGAAATTACTTGTATATCCAGAGATTACATCCTGATAAGTATTATCTTTAATAGTAGATGTAGTATCTGTAATTCTCTTAGCTGTTGGATTCCAGAAGAAGTGAGTATCATTAGCATTAGGAACTACAGGATTTACAGACCATGCAGTTTCATAATCAGTTTCTCTATTAGTAGGGAGTACTACCTGCTTACCATCTTTAGTCCAGTTAAGTGCAAATACAGCATGTGGAGTTGATTTATACTTAATTCTTACAGCATCAGTTCCATTAGGAACCTTTGTAAGTTGAGCACCATCACTTCTCTTAACAAACTGTATAGGGAATGAACCTCCCACAAATAACTGGTGAGCATAAGTTGCAGCAGTATTTACACCAGTTACAACTATAGGATAACCATCCTTTCTATTTAGAGTTTCAGTTTTATCTCCATCTTGAAACTTCATAGTAACTGTATATGAATCATCTACTCTTGTAGCTGCCAATACTTTATCAATATTACCATAGTAATTCAAGTCTCCTAAGCCTGAGTTTGCAGGAGAAGGTATTCTTACTAATGATTGTTCATTAGAGTTGAATATACTTACACCAGTAATACCAGTATGATTATTATCATTCTCTATATAAGCAAGCCAAGGAGAATTCAAGAAGTAAGAGAAAGAAGAGAATTTCATATTTGAAATCTTTTTCTTATCAAGCATTGCAGTTCTTGTTCCCTCAGTAACAGGACCTTGGTTATTCAAAGAGCCATTTCTATGCCAAGCATAAACCATAAAGGCTTCTGTATATCCGTGGTCATCATCTACACTTTCCATATCAGTCATTTTATCAAACCAATATGCTCCAGAAACTAAGTTCTTTAATCCATGATAAGAATTATTCTCTACTCCTACAAATTCCTTGTAGAATCCCATCTTATCTGTATCATTGGCAGGAGTTGAAGTCTGAATATCTATATCTGAGGCATTACCTGTCATAGGTACTATACCTACTATTCTTAACTTAAGACCTGATGAATCTAAGTTCTGAACTCCCTCATCAAACTCAATATCTGGTGAGTGAAGTGTAAGAATAGATTGGTCAATGAAGAAATATTCAGCATGGTTGGCTGACCATGAGTTCAAGTCTGAACCTGATTGAGATACATAAGGACTTGATGGAACATTAGCAAGACACTGTATTTCTGAACCTCTCTCCCAGTTATTAGGAATTGGTTTATTATGTCTGAATTCAGCCCATGCACCCTTATTAACTATATCAATAAGAATAGTCTTCTCTTGAGGAGTTCCGGGGTTTACAGTAAGATTCACATTACTATTCCTTATTACTGCTGCCTTAGAATTAGCATAGTCTGACCAATCACCAAATCCAGTCCAGTTAGATTGATTATGTTCAATATCAAATGCAAGATTAGGTCTTGAGAACCATGAAGCCTGTGCAAATGGAGAGTTACTGAATCTATCCCCAACATTATATACAGTAGGACATAAGATACCTTGAGCAATTACTTCCCTATCTGTAAGTGTAGGATATACCACTACTCCTCTTACTCTTGTAAATCCTTGATTTATTGCTAACTGAATTACATCAGCAGGAAGTGAGTACTGAGCCTGTATTAAACTTAATAAACCACTTGTAAGAGAAGGTTTATATTGGGAGTTGTAACTATCATTTATCCATACTGGTTCTGACCATTTACCACTCTTATGTTGAAACTGTACACCAAATCTATACCACTCTAAATACTTGAAACTCTTAATCTTAGAACCAAGATACAAGCTATTCTTGTATGGATAGAAACCAGATGTCTGTACATAGTTACCTACATACTTGGAACTGAAACTTATATTACCTCCTTTTACTTTATTTATAATGTCAGTACCTACTAACTTTCTCTGTATATTGGCATTACCTAAGAATAATGTATTATCCTTCTGAGCTATAGTTCCAAAGACTACATCTTCACCTCCTACATATAATAACTCAGTAGGGTCTACACTTGTTCCAGTAGTACCATTATCTACATAAGTAAGAGTAGTTGTACTTCCAGTACTTGGATTAATATGAATATCTACTACATTAAGTACATTAGGAGTAGCATCTATACTTGCTCTATGAATAGAGTAAACTCTTACATAGTCAAACCTTGTGTCTGCATTCTCAATAGTTAGTGTAAAGCTGTTACTAACTTTCTCTTCTGGAGAGGCTCCTCTACTTGCAAAGGATATATATTCAAGTGGAGAGGTGTAAAATATATTACTCTCTTGTCCATACTTATTATAATAAGTAAAAGCATACTGAATTACACCTGATGAAAATGAACCACTTGCAAGGTCATTCCTTGTAACTGTAACAGTTTCTTTAAGACTTAAGTCTTGTACAAAGTTAAATGAATCATTGTCCCATTTAGCCCTTACACTGTCTGTAGCTACTATATTAATAACCCTTGATTGATTCAACCCATCTATCCAATATACCTTCTGAATATTATCATTTTCATACACCCCAATATTCTCAATAGGATAATCTGTACTGAAATTCAGATTACCTGAGAATAGAAGTAGAGTCTCAAAATAAGTACCCTTATTCTCAAGTCTGTAGATATTATCATTTGTACCTTTTGTAAAGAGGGTCACATAGTTATTAAGCACATTCTGTCCAAGTAATACTCCATCAATAGCTACAGGGTCTCCAGAAGGAGATTGTAATGGTATCTCCTTATTACCTCTTTCATTAGTAACTGTCAAGAGAGTGTTATTATCTCTTGCAGTTATTCTAATGTTCTGAGCATCAAAGGCATACTCTGGATTGAACTTAGAGACTGATAAATCTCTTTGTAATCCCTTAAAAAAGTGTTGTTCTTTCTTTAGTGCCATATTAATGTACTCTTATATATTCCTTGTCTCCTAAGTTCTTGAATCCTCTTCTGAACTCAGTTACTCTTGGAATAAGTTGATTCCACATATTAGTGATAGCTTCCATTTCTGATACAGAAGGAATCACAAATTCATTATTACATTGACCTGCCTTGAAAGCATATGCTTGTTGAGTATTATTTAGTACAGCAGGACTTATCTTACCCATATCAAAAAGGATAGTAAACCATTCTTTCTTGATGTATAGTTCCAGTGCTTTAAGGAAGATAGAGTTATCTGGAATTAAAGGAAGACCCTCATCATCCAACATAATAGCTTTATAACTAATATCCACCTTTTCATGTTTGATTGAAGTAAATATCACTCTACCTTGTGTCTTGAAAGAAGGCTCTCCTCTCTCACACCAATCTCCTTCCTTATGGTCATGGGTAGGATAGGCATTGAAATTATCAGTCATTGCCCTAAGTGCTATTCCATTCTTATGTAATCTGACCTGATTAATAGAGATTAAATCACATGGAAGTTCACCTCTGTACTCTTTAATATCTATTGTTTCTATCTTATCAACATAGACATTAGGAAGCCCCATAGCACCAATAAAGTCTACTGTATATTGAATGGCTGTCTCAAGATTGAGGTCAGTAAGTAGTGGGTGTCTTAATAATCTATCCAGCACTACTCTTATATTTACATAGCTAACATTATTAACCATATCTTAATTTCCTTTCTAAATAAGGAGCATCTATTAGACCCTCCTTTATTCTTTGTTTAAGTCTTGTCTTTAAATCTTTGTTGAACAGGAACTCATAATAAGAATTATTATTGTAGGTAGCTGACTCTCTATTGTAATATACCTTAAAGATTTCATTCTCCTCTACTCTAACTAATGTCTTATCTCTGAAAGCCTCTTCATCCTCATACCATAGTTTTAATGTCTTATCCCAGTCTATAGGAAGATTAGTATGAATCTTTCCATCCTTTCCTAACCTTACCCTCCTATCATACTTTCTTATCTCAATAGTTCCCATTGATTTAGGAAGTCTGACATCATTACCCATCAATAATTCATCAACCAAAAGTAAGTTTATCTTTCTTATGATAGCAAAGTATTGTGACTCAGTAAGAACATACTCCTTACTATCAGGTTTATTCTTTCTGTAATACTTATAAGCATCATATACTCCTAAAGAGTTTCTTACTTTATATTCTCTTGGTTGGTTGACCTTCTTTATCCTCCTTTTAAATTCTCCCAGTGTCTCCATTATTTATATTCTATTTTGAACCCCTTATATATCCTATGGTTATTTGCATATCTTGATACTGTAGAATCACTACAGTTTAAAAATTTAGCAGCATCTAACACAGAAGTAAAATTCATGACAAGATTATTACCTTCAATTTTTATAGGCTTGGAATGAGCCTCACTTAGTTTTTCTTTATGGGAATCACTAAGATGTTTACCTCTAAGTTTATTAGACTGTTCATAAGATAGTTTCTTTTTGTAATTCCAAGGAATTATGCCAGTAGTACCTTCACCCCCTTCTGTAACATTTAAACTTATTCCTAATAACCTATAATGCCTAATTAATTCAATCTCAAGATTCTTAGCCTTTTCCTTTGTAAGATTAGAGAATAAAACTTCATGTTTAATACTCTCCCAACCATACTTCATTATAGAACTTTTGAGAGGGGTTTTAACAGCATTAAAATAACCTCTTCCATTATTCCATCTATTCTCAGGCTTCTGACAAGTAATACCTATATAAACTTTCCCAGAGGGTGTAGTATGTTTATATAGGTAGTACCTTTTATCTTGCATCTGGTAAGTCATCTTTTGCATTGTTATCTTCATCTTTAGGACTATACTCTGGTCCCCTCAATTCTTTAACAACAAGCTCAACTAAAGGAGGAACTAAAGCATCTTCTATTGGGAAGACCTTATCCTCTAACTTACATATTGCACCATTCTCTTCTGGACAAGCCATTTCTGATGCTTCCTTTGCATCCTCAAAGATAGCACTGAATCTTACATTCTCAATATAAAGGAATTGAGGATTCCATGACTTGAAATATAAATATCCATCTGGGGCTTTTGAGCAGTAGATTATATTCCTCATAAACTTATTATATCCTATGTATCTCATTCTATCCCTACTTATGTAAGCTATTTCACCCTGATAGAAGTCAGTAGGATATACCCTTGGATTACCTACCATCATAGTAGTAGGAATCTTATTTTTACTTCTTAAATAAGAGCTACCTTCACAAGGTTCTCCACTAATAGCTGGAACCTCAATAAGGTCTAAACATATACTCTGATAGTTACTATCTGGTATCTGTTTCTTTATGTCAGAATACCTCTGTTTCAGCAAGAATGACCTATACTTTACAAGCAGAAATATTAAATGGTCTTTGGTATAAAAACTATCATCACTGGATAGCTTCAATTCATCAAGACACATGTACATAATCTCATTATATGTCATAGTTTTACATATTTAATTAAACAATTAGACCCTGCAAATATAAGTATTATAACTTATATAAGCAAGGTCTTTATTATTTTTGTATATAAAGTATAAGTATTATTATGCTTCTACTCTAAAATTACCATTCTCAGTACTTCTTAATATACTATCCTCTGTTATTCTTGGTACAAATGTTCTATTGTTAGAATGAACCAAAGTATCATAGCTCTCAAACATTGGAAAGTCTATCATACAAGTACTTCCTGCCAGACAATATAGTGCATTGACTATATTCCTGTAATCATCTTGTGTCACATAATAAGACATTTCTCCTGCCAACATTTCTTCCATGAAGAAGAGGACAATTATCTTATCTACATCACTGTACTTCTTATATCCAAATTGAGATAGAGTAGTAAAGTATCTTGTGATGGCTTCCTCAGATATTTCAAGCATTTTATCCATAGCATCCACAATTAGAGGTTGGAGACTTGCAATTATTCTTTATGAAGAACTTATTCCAGTACTTAATAGCCTGTGGATAGTTTCCTGTTCTAACACAAAGTTCAATTGCCTTTAACTTAAGTATCATATCAATGAAACCCTTTGGTATATTACAATCACATTCTACTTCTTTTAGATACTTGAGGGTCTGTTTATATATAGGTTGCAAGTTAATTACAGTACCTAATATTTGGTCCTTATCAAATCCACATGGAGTATCAGTTGATGGAGTACCTTTAGACTTTACATACACAAAGAACATAGTACTGCAAGGAGAAACCTTTAAGTCTTGAATACTTAATTCAAGTCTTACATTCTTCATCTGTTGTGTACCATAAGTGAAACAGTATGATTCATCTTCCTTGACTCTTACTGGGTTGCAACTACATTGCTCAGGAAGAGAATAGATTAAATCATGGGCACCCTCTACATTATACACATAAAGAGGATTGTCACTTGGTCCATTCATCACAAAAGTATCTTGGGTATCAATGACTATACTGTCTAATAGGACATCATCAAAGTAGTCCTGATTATCTACAGATACATCTATAATAAGAAATCTGTTGTCCTGACTAATTCTAAGTTCATTAAAATGTATCATAGTTATATTTTTAATTTGATAAAAAAAAAAGGAGCATAGTTATTCTATGCCCCTTTATGCTGTTACTCAGTTTATAGAGTAGCAATTGTAAGCCCTGATGCAGTATTGATAGCATCAATTAGAGCATTCATTGCAGTGTGACTACCATCATCTACAGCAACCAGTGTAATAGTCTTTTCAGACTTCTGAACTGATTCATTGCTTCCTGTATAGAAATAGTGAATATCCAGTACATCATAAACTGCACTTGGGTCTACCAAGTAAGTAGTCTTAATAATGTTAGGATAACCCATTCCTCTGTAAATGTCACCTCTTGCACCCATACAGAAGTATTCAAGGTCTGCAATAAGATGTCCATCAAGAACAGTCTTCTTAGGAGTAACCTTAGTTGCAACACCCCAAAGTCTATCTTCACCATCAACTGTAATAGTCAAGAACTGAGGAGTAAAAGGAATAAATGCCTGAGGCATCATACCAAGAACCCAAGGTTGTTCAGCTTCTTCAATGATTATCTTATCATAATCATCCTTATTAAGGTCAGATTCCTTAGTGGTAGCTGTTACTGGAACATCAGTTCCATCTGCTGCTGCACTATTAAGGTAAATATTCACAAGAGGAGTAGATTCTGTCTTATTCTCAAGGTTCTTAGCCAAAGAAATAGCCATCTTCTTGTAGAAATCTGATGCAGTCATTCCACTTCTTGCAATTACTTCACCATACTTGAAGTATTGGTCTTCCTCTGACAAACCAATATATTGTCTGAAAGCCAATCTCAAGATATAATTCTGACCTGCTACAGGAGTTGCAGATACATCTGCATCAAGAGTAACTGAGTATCTAACCAGCTTATGAGCCAGAGCTTCTGATGGTGTAGCCTTTGCATACAATACATGCTTAAGGTCAATCTTATCACTTGCTACAATCCCAACAGGAGACATAGACTGAAAATACAGAGTAGTCTTAGCTGTATCTGCCTTTGGTACAATATCACCAGCATTTGCAAGAGCTGCTGTATTAGCTTTGAGAGCCTTTGCAACATATAGCTGTCTTACTTGATTAATAGAAATTACCATAATCTTTTTTAGTTTAATTAAACATTTATATTTATTCTTTATTTCCTGTCAGTTGAGTTTTACTTATTATGGCAAGCTGTACAGCCCTTTCAAGTATTGCTCTGTGTACTACAGGATTTAGTTCACATTCACTTTCAGTACTTACACCATTGATACTTAGTCCATCAGGTAAATCTACCAGTATAATAGGAGTGGGTTGAGAGATATATCTCATTAAATATTTGTCCACATTATACTTACTGATTAACTCAGCTAAGTCACTTTTTATATCAAGTCTTAGTACCCTGTCTTTACTTGGTCCTCTAAATGGATTATCCTTTGCTCTATATAAATCATCCTGTGGTAATGGAACCACACTTGCTTCTATACCATCCAAGCAACCTAATCTACTATCCTTGAGGAATGCCACTTCATAAGTAATGAACCAAGTATCTTGTGGTATCTCAAAGAATACTGAGTCTTGTGATAATCCCAGCTTTCCTGTAACCTTAGTACTTGTTTCATAGGTCTCCACCAAATTGCTCAAATATCTTCTTATTTCTTCTGTCTGTTCAAAGGACTTACCATAAATAACATTCCTTCCAGAGTAGATGTCAATAATCAATTGTTCCTGAGCATTAGTGAGAAATGTTGATTTCTCATATTCATCAAGGGTTATATTAGGAGTGATACCAAATGAGTTAAGTAAAGTACTGAATCCATCAGAAAATTCTTTATTAGTCATACTTTATATTTTTACTCTGACCTTTGTCCTAATTCAACACTTGCTTGCAAATCTCCTTGGTAAGCTGCCTTAGCCAATTCAACTGCCCTCTGTAATATCTCACTATGAATAATTGGGTTAAGCTCACATTCTGAAATAGTGCTTACACCATTTATTGTGACATCACCATATTCAGAAGATAGATTAGTAGTGATAATTGGAGCAGGTCTTCTTATATACCTTACCTTATAGTCTGTAATAGTTTCATTACTGTTTACTATTAGTTCTACAGAGATATTGTTTATAGAAGCAGTAATCATTCTCCATGCCTGATATTTAACTGGTTCCTTATAAGGTCTTGACATAAGTCTTGTATAATCAGAATAACTGATTGGAACTATCTGTTTAGTTCCTGCATTAGTATCAACAGCCTCATTTATAACCAAGAATAAGTCAGCAGGTAAATCATATACCTTAGCTCTCTCATCAAAGGTGATAGTAGGAGCACTTGTATTAAGTACTCCTTGCCCTACCTTTATTAATTCTGAAAAATCTATTTGTCTTTTTGGTGAATCATCTAATCCTTTTCCATACTTATTACCTGCTGGTTCAAAATAGTTCTTAACTATCTCTTCTTGAGCCTTAGTAAGCAGTACAGACTTTTCATACTCATTTAACCCCGGAGCAGCATTGCTCATTATGTTGTTATAGAGTACATCAAATTCATTAGAAAATTCATTAACATTCATATCTTTATTCTTTTAGCTTTGCTTCCAGACTGAACTTCAATTCTTGTCTCTTAGGAGCACTTAAGAACTTAGCAGCTACACTCAAAGTAGGTTCTTCATTATCTCCACATAGAGGAGAACCATCAGATTTCAGGTATAACATACCACCTCTGTTACTAATTAGACCTTCTTCAATAGCCTTCTTAATCAGAACTTTAGTATCAAGATACTGGTCTTCTGAAACTCTTAAGAAAAGTTTTGGGTCAGCTTGAATTAGCTTGTTAATCTTCTCATGTAAGAACTCAATCTTAGTTGTCTTAGCAAGAGGTCTACCATCAATAGTCTCAATGATTACTCTTAGCTTATCAGCATCATCTTGAATTTCACCAAACTTCATGTATGACTGCATTGTAGCATTCATTTCCTTCTTAGCAGTCTTAGCTTCCTCACCTTCCTGTACAATTACAAACTGATAAGTCATTTTAGGTCTGTCTTGCAGCTCTTGAAGAGAAGATGCAATATAGTCCTTGTTTGCTAAAAGGATTTTATATTTGATATAATCATCAGGGTCAGCTAAGTTCAAGAAATTATCTTGCTTAGTTAATCTTACTGTATAATTATCCCAGAAGTTATCTACCTTCTTATAGATAGATAGAGCATTGTATTCAAGACCCATTATCTCTTCAAGATAGGCTTTCTCTTTATCAGTGAGGGCATTTACATACATACCAGAACTCAATCTTGGTAGAGTAAACCATCTTACTGCTGCTTCTGCCATACCTCCATATAGGATATGCTTAGGGTTTGAAACTAAACCAGTCTGCTTGGGAACAAACCTTACTATAACTCTTTCATTTCTTAGGCAGCTAATAGGTTCATCATTGTCCTCTATTACTGCTTGTTTCTTTGTTTTTCTTGTCTTTGGTTCTTCAAAGAGGTTATCCACATCAGGTATAACTGGTGTTTCCTTCATAATTTCCTCATCATCCAAAACCATGTTACTAACTTCATTCTTTGCCATATTACTTCTCCATTTAATATCTTAAAAAAAAAATAAGGGAAGAGGAGTTCCTTCCCCCTCCCCTTTTATTTTTATGCTTATCCTTGCAGAATTGCAGGAATTAATGACATAGTTCTTGTTGGGTCAAGCACACAAACACCCAAAGTAGCCATTCTGTGAATTACAGCAGAGTCCTCATCAAATGACATATAAGGATTACCCTTTTGTCCAGTGAAAGGATTTCTAATACCCCATTGGTATCCTCTGTACTCATTATCACCCTTAATCTTACACTTGAAGATATTAGGTTGGTCCATAGTACCAATATACCAGATGTCATATCTGTAAGAGAAAGCTACACCACCATTTGGATGTAAAATCTTATTTCTTACTGGGTCATCATAGAATGGGTCAACATCCAATCTCACTCTAACACCATTAGGAGCCTTATATTCAACAAATTGGAAACCAGCACTAAGTGCATTGCTGTGAAGTTTTGATTGAACTTTCTCAACAACTCTTGTGGAGTTATTATCAAGTACAAATGTAGTCCAACCAGATACAGTCTTCAATACTTCCTTATGGAACTGAATAGCACCTCTTTCACCAGTCTTGATTACAAAGAGTCTATCATCCATTGCAAGTTTAGAAGCTGATAGTTCATACAGTGCATCTTCAAGTAACTTCAAGCTGAATGTATTGTAGTACATAGTATTGGCAACCTCTGTTTGTTCAAAGATACCAGCACCAGTCTTAATAGCATTACCTGACTTACCAAAGTTCATGTATTCACCATTCAGATTTCTGTTTGAAGTACCCCATGCCATAGCATTGTTCTTGTACTCATCAAATTGAAGTTCTACTTCCCAATCTACATAGTGCATCCACATGTTTGCAGTGTCCTTCACTTGCTTTCCACTTTCAAGATTTCTAACCATAGGAATACCTATAGCAAGTTTCTTGTTTAGCTTATTACCAGCTACCTTATGTTGGATTCTAATTGTAGTCCACTCATTTCTCATGCTTACAGGAGAAGTGAATCTAACATCACCAACTTTTCTTGAAAGTTCTTTTTCTACAGGAGCAAATTCAATAGAGAATCTTTCTCCTTGTTGCAGTCTTTCAGCAGGAACACCTTGAGTATTACCACCCATAAGTTCTACTTTGTACACTGCATTAGTACCTTCCATTCTTGCATCACCAAGGATTCTAAATGGATATACTTGGTTCAAGTTACCTACAATAACTTCACCATCTGCAAACCAGTCTTCTGGGAATACCAGATAGAAAGGAGATGTACCAACTCCCACATTAGCTGCACTAGCAGCAACTACAGTACCATTTTCATCTCTTGCCTCAACAAGAGGAATGTTTCTCCTTGAAGAACCAATAACATCCCAGTAGTATTCATTATCATCTTCAAACTCTCTTACAGGGAATGAATTAAGGAATGTATCCAAGCTCTTTCCTCTATAGAAAGCCAACAGTTGCACCATAAGGTTAGTTGCCTTCTGAGGTGCTTGTTGGAAGATAGCTCCAAGGTGGTTGTCACTTGTTAGACCCTTCCAGTGTTGGAAGCCTAACATTTGAAATTTACCTAATTTACCAGCCATAATCTGTTAATTATTTTTGTTAGTTAATATGTTTTTAGACATCAAGGTCCCAGCCCTTTCCAATATAAGACTCAGTATCTTCCTCAACTCCTCCAACATATCTTGGATTACCTGATGAATTTCTTGCAGTACTACTGAGTTTATGTTCTAATTCTCTAAGACTTTGCTTGACTTCTTTCTTTACTTTACCTTTTACAAGACCATCAATATTCTTGAAGCCATCAGTCATAGTGAACAATACAGACAGATACTTTCTAAACTCAACTGGATTATCCATTTCATATTTCTGAATGGCAGTCAAATATTCTCCATCTTCTGTTTTAAAGACAGGCTTAGTAATATTATCAAATGCTTTTTGTCTTGTAGTCTTATCAAGTGTAATACCTGTAAATACTTCCTTGTCCTCAAGCATTGATTTCTTTAATTGTGCAGCCTCTTCTTTAATTTTCCTTTGTTCTTCTTTTGCCTCTTCTTGAGCTTCCTTGATTAGGTCTTGATATTGAGTGCTAAAGTATTCTCTGTTACTTTCCAATGCCTCTTTTGCATCTTCAATATCTGTGCCAGCATTGAAAGATTTCTCAACCTCTCTCTTAGCTCTGGCTTCACTATAACCTCTGTTCCTAAAGTCCTGATAGATTAAGTTCTTTCTCAATCTTTCACCCTTTTCAGTTTCATCAGTTATATATTCCTCCTTGATTGCATCCAAATTAGCAAGGGTTTGTTCATACCTTCTTACTTCATCTGGTTCTACATCAGCTTGTAATGCAGCATCAATTCTCTTTTGTCTTTCATCCAATCTTGCTTGAACAGTCTTTTCAACTGCTTCTGCAAAATCTTCTGGAGTCTTGATACCATTTAATGTATCATCATCAAGGTCAGGGAAGATACCTTCTTCTTTCAAGGCACTGGCAATGGAAGAGTAGAAGTTAGTTTTGGGAGAAGTACCTTTGTCCTTTTCAGATTGGGTATCTTCCTCTTCTTCTTGATTATCTTTTCCACTACCTACGCTCTCTGGATTATCAAATAAATCATCAGGATTTATCTCTTCTTCCTCAGTAGTTTTTTCATTTTCTTTTTCTTCTTTCTCCTTTGGGGCAGGTGGAGTTACCTGTGTTTCTTCTTCACCCCCATCATCAGAAAATAGATTCTCTACATCTATTTCATCCCCTGTCATAATGAGGTCTTCACTTAATTCTCCTATCATATTTCTACTCCTTTAGTTATTAAACTGATGCAAAGATAAGAGGAGTTTATGACTTCTACAACATAGTAAATAAGACTCTTACAACTCTATAAATAAATTACTTATTTACTGCCAAAAGATAAGGGTATAGTAATAATACTACACCCTTCCCATTTCTACTTCTTTGTAGGTTTCTTTCCACCTTTAGGTGGCATCTTTCCACCTGATTTACAAGTCTTTGCCATAAATAATCTCTCCTATTCTATTGTTAAACTAAGTTCCTCTCCAAGGAGTTTTGCTTTCAGCATTACTGAATATAACTCCTGAAAGGTAGCTGTGCTATTAATAACTTGCCCTTTTATTTTATTCTCTCCAACAAGGATACAACCTAATGTATCCTCAGCTTTATTACCAACATGGATTAGTACCCCCTCATATCCTTTCACATCTATAAGTCTGGGTAACTTTCCTCCACAGAATTTAGCCCATGACCTATCCTTGAATTTGGGGCTTACAGTATTCATATCAATCTTGTAAGTTCCATAAGGAATTGCTGTCTGTCCATAGACCTTCTTACTCTGTATCTCCAGAAGAGATTGTGTTTCATGGAGACCTCTATCTTTGTCCTCTAATGTATTGCAGAAAAACATATCATTAACATATAGATTCCCAATTGTATAATTCTCCTTCTTAGCTGTTCTCTTTAAAAGTAATTTCATAATATTCCCATTTAAAACCACCACAAGTTCTATGTCTCCCATTCTTAGTAAGAGCTGCACTTACATTAGAATGATTTAAGTTTAAGGTACTTGCAGCCTCCTTTACACCATTCCACACTTTTAGCACTTCTCCCTCTTTAGTTAATTGAACTATTTTCTTTCTCATATAAGGTCTTGGCTCTTTGTGAGCTTTGCTTATATTGAGCTTCCCTATATCTGACATAGGTTTCTTAAGTCCCTTATGTGCTTTACCTATTTTAGCTCTGGTCTCCTCAGTTACTATTTGCCCTACTCCAGACTTTCCACCATCTGACAGATTATAACCATATCTATTATCTTTAGCTTTATATAATGAGATATACTTAGATTCAATACTATCTAAAGTTTCTCTAAGTATAATCTCATCATCAGTATCTATCTCAAACAGAACTTCATATTTGAAGGACTCCAAACCATATTTGATTCTTGCCCTATTTATGTAATTACCTGCATAAGGAGCATTTAAGTTGAACCACTTTTCCCTTCTCTTTAATTCATTTATAGTTTGACCTATATAGACTTTTCCATTATGAATATTAGTATATTTATATACTATACCCCTCATATTAGCTTACTATTTGTGCCAGTGTAACATCCTTTACTGTATCAGCATTTACTACTTGACTACCAGACTGAGTTACATAACCTGTCTTTGATACAGACCAAGTAACTGTATGTCCTTTAGCTGCCCTAATACTTTTAGTAGTTGAACCATTGATAACTACTACAGCATCAGCAGGAGTAGGATTGATAGTATAGGTATATTTCTCAGTAATAAGAGATACTAATTTACCATCAACTCTCTTTTGAATATCAATTATCTTACCCTCTATAATCTTGTCCTTGATTACAAGGATTTCATCATCTGTTATTTCATTAGGGTCTCCTTCAACTATTCTTGAAAGACTCCCAAGATTAAGTACTCTCTTCATATTATTTCTTATTTTTATTAATCGCATCCTCATAATTTCCCTTTCTTATCTGACAAGACAGGTCGGTACATATACTTGTCATTAAGCCCATCACCTGTTGCCTTAATTCCTTGACTTCTTCCTCAAGACTTTCATTTCTCCTAAGGACTTCATCCAGTCTTGACTTATTATCATCTGATAATTTCTTATAGAATTCTAATGAGTCCTGCATGTTTTTAATAAGATTATTATCTACCTCACTATTATACTTCTTTCTTGCAAAGAACCATGCAGTAAATCCAGAAGTAAAAGTGGTGACAATGCCTATTGATGCTGTAATAAGTATTCCACTTTCAATCATAACTATTCAATTATTTGTATAAATCTTTGAGTTTTGTTCTTAACATAAGGATTCATTTCCCTTACATTCACTTCTACTACTGTATGCTTCTTCTGGAACCACCTAAATAAGAAGAACTTCTTTGGTGGATTCACAGTCTCCCTTTTACCATTTATGAATGTGTATCTCTCTAACTCTATCTCAGGTTTCAATGCTATAGTACTTGGGAATTCTAAATGAAGATTAGTTTTAAACCACTTATCTCCCACTATAGTATCCAGCCTTAACTGAGGGTCTCTAAATAGAGTGTCTTTTAGGGTAATAGTGTCAGTTCTTTGTGCATGACTGGCTTCATATTGAAGCCGCTGTAATCTCTTATCCTTTATTCCTAATTCCTTCTGGACCTCCTTCATCCTGTTGATGATTGAGTCATTAGAATAGTTTAGTTGGTCTATTGTTAGTTTAAATACCCTATTGTTGTCTTTTAGCCCACTCAATTGAGCATTATAGGCTTTGATATTCTCAATGGAAGTCTCATACTTAGTAGTCAACTGTTTATTCTGATATGATAGATAAGCCACAGCTCCAACCAATATTAGAATAAGGATTATTATATACTTCTTCATATCTTCTTCCCTTATATTTTTATGCAAACATATTAAAAATAAATCACCTATACAATAATATAAGTGATTTATTTATATAACTATTAACCTAAAGATGTTCCATCTAAATTAACCCATGAACCTCCATTCCATACTATATACTTACCAATCGTGGTATCATAATAAGGATAACCAGCATCATCTGTAGTAAGAATGGGTCTATTTAAGGTATCTCCTCTAAATCTTTTAAAGTTTGAATTTAATGCACTTGTAACTCCAGCTTGACTCATTACAGCAGTCTCACTGTTACCTAACTCTTGTACTACACCAGCAGAGATAGAGGTAAACCTGCCATTATTAACCCACCCAGTACTGTCTTTAACATATAATTGATAGATAGGATTAGTATGTTTAGTATCACTTGGGTCATAAGTAGGACCAACACCATAAATATCTCCTTGAGTGGCACTTGAAGGTAAGTCACTTACAGTGGCTACATAGCCTTTAATGTATAAATTATTAACAAATTCTGAACTCAGGTCTTGCCAAGTCTGTTGGTTATCCCTTGATATTTGAATCTTACCAAGGTTATTTCCTGTAACAACCCACTTAAACCAAGCAGCTATAGAGTCTGACACTACAGTCCATGTTTGACCTAAGTCTACTGATTGTTCAAGGTGGTTATTATTCACTCTAAACTGAGTATAGACAGGAGTATCATTAACATCTATGTAACAAGCTCCATTAGTGTATGACACTTGCAGCTTGTTATCATATATTCTGAGTAAAGGAGTAATACCCTGCTCTCCCTGAGCTTTAACTCCTGTATCAACACCATTGACAATCCAATTACCTTCAGAGGATATTGTTATGTCTCCAACAAGCATATTGGAACCAATTCTCCAATTACTGCCCAGTCCCCAAGCCTCGTCAGAAATATCATCACTGGCATACCATTCTGTAACTATAGTTTTATCATACCTAACATAGGTTATCCATAATCCTGTCCTCCTAAGAAATTTAGGGACTTGTAATCTGGTATTATTAGAACTTCCCATATAAGATAAGAAATACATATTAAACCCAGACAATATGTCAGTTAGTGCTACCCCTGTTTGTCTATCTTTTACAGCATCAAGAAAGGTTTTAGGAAAAATGTCTTTATATCTCCCATCTTGATTGTTCTTTTTGATTAATTGTTGTATATCTTTCATAACGATGAATTTTACTTGTATCCAACACTCAGTTTAATTTTATAACTTTTTTCCAATACTTATCCCTAAAATCATTAATATCTTTCATCTTCTTGGTCTGTAAGCACCCGTTCCATTTAAAGGTTTTGCTCTTCCCATAATTAATTATAGTTTGTAATTATTTAAAAAGAGCTGTGCAAATATAAGATAAATATCTTACATTTGCAAGCTCTGATACATTATTTATACATCAGCACCTGTTGCATCTACCCATTTATTACCTGCCCACCAAATAGGTTTGTTTAAAGTTGTGTCAAAATATTCTCTACCTAGTACCTTTTCTGGTCTTTGAGAAGTATTGCCTATTTTATCATACAAATCATCTGCTCTGATATATCTCATTCTAAGTTCATGAGTAGTATCAATTGTTTGTTTTTGACTCTTAGCTGCATTGCCAATAAAATACAAATTGCACCCTGAATCAATTCTTATATAGATATCTATGGTATTTGGATCATCTATATTGTTATCATAATAGGCGGTTGGCATATAAGTTACCTCTTCTGGTGTAATATAAGATGTGGTAACAGTATAACCAGTCTTAGGATCACCTTCTCTAGGATTATATATAGATACACTGCCCATAAAATTTTCCCCATTTCTTAAAGAGCCAAAAACAAAGGAACTAACCCTTTGTCCTTTGCCGCAAGAACAAACTCTATAATAGAAAATACCATTTGTTCCATTATCGTACTTTTGTGGAATATTCACATAATCTTTGCTTTGAAGGAAACCGGGATTCTCCTTATCTACAAACATGCTGTTTATATCATCATATATCGTAACACCGGGATTGCCCTTTATGAAATTAGGATAATTCCTATATCCATTACCCATGATGATTAAAAATCCTCTGGCATAAAACAAAGGATGATCTTTAGAAGGAGTATAAATATTAGTATTCCATGTCAATGTAGATATATATCTATACCCCATCACAGTACAATTACCCCCAATACCTATATCAAAAAGATATATGATACCTTGTGGGCTTATTCTTGAATCACCCACTTGATATGCCCCATTTACACTTACTGTTGATTGATGTATACGTACACCTATATACCAAATATCCTCTATGTAATAATTATTTAAAGCTGCTTGGTATACTACATTAAGGTTTATTCCCGTAGACCAGTGTTCGTATAGACAATGATTTAACAATAAGTTCCTGCAATCCACTGCGATTATACCACTTCCACGCTTATAATTATCATAAAACGTTTCTAAGTTATGAGTGTCTGCATGTATCTTGAAATAATTAAAACCTTCAAAATAATCTTTTTCAGTCACAGTGTATTCCAGAATATATTTGCCATTTGGATCTGTAATCTTGCGTCCATTCATATAGGTGTTGTCAAATTCTACAGCCTGACATTCGTTAACAAATGCTCCACAGACATAAGAGAGAGAAATCACGTCCCTAACAACCACATCCCAACTAACAAATATACCTACCGCTATCTTGGTATTACATATATACATCTCCTCTATTTTAGAACCGGGAGATCCAAAAAGCCTAATTCCTCCGAATATCTTGTTTTCAGCCTCTATCCTAATACCTTTTATCCTTATATTTCTACATGCGTTATAATAACGATTATTATCAATCGCATAAGATACCTCAATAGAGTTATACTTCAACCTTTCCCCTGTACTTTTATTAATACTATCAGTATCAAATATCCAAGCAAATGTATTGTCATTACTCTCTTCCCCAAAATTGGCTATTATAGTAGGTTCTATATTAGTATCATAACCACCGGGCATACTTCCTTCTATATTTGAATATGATGGTAAATATATACTACTAGTTATATAATATTTCCTAGAAGATAGCTTTACTGGGACAAGAATAGATACTGAAATATAAACACTTTTCTGTATAAAGGCTGTTGAATCATTTCTCATATATCCTAATGCCCCAAACCATTCTGGATAAATATAATCTATAGACCATTTTCCATTTAAGGTTATATCTAAATCAAATATCTTTTGTAATGCAGACTTTATACAAGTATAATCCCCCTTTAATGTACCATTTCTTAATGACCCCCCTTGGAAATCCAGCACGCAATTCTCAGGAATCTCTATTTCCTGACCATTTAAATCATAATCATACTGTATAATATAGATAGTATTAGGTTTATCTATCATATCCTGATATAGCAAGTTCTTTGTTATCTTACCACATATAGGATTATCAGGATCTTCTACTTCTACTATATTCTTTCTTAAATATACTCTACCTAGCCCTGAGTAATTGTCAGAGTCATACTCTTTATCTTTAAATTTTAAGTATGAATTACCATTAGTGTCTGGAAGAGATTTAGTTAAATCTTCCTCATCAGGTAAGATAGAATTAATAACATATTTATCAAAGTCAAGTATATCTTCCCATAAACTAGTCATATTCCATTGATGAATATTACCTTTAAATTGGTATATTCTCCAATTACCATCCTCATCCAAGAAAGTAATGACCTGACCAATCTTCCTACTCCTGAAAGGAATAAGTTGAATAGCTTGGTTAATAGTGATATTTTTCTCACCATATTTGTCAGTAATGTTTAAGAAGTCTGATACACCAAGCAAGAAGAGTTGGTCTACAATATCCTTTACTGATGTCTTAACATTCTTTCCATTCTGTACAAATGTTATTGTCTCATTCCCTTGAAGGGGAGTAGCAGCTTCTACAAACTGAGTATCTTTCTTACTGTTTGCAAGAAGCCACTTTTCTATCTTTCTATAATCTTCTTGTGTAAAATACATATTCTTTTAATTTTTAAGATACACCTCATACACCTCTATCCATTATATTAGCCACTTTCAGCTTATTTATAATGTCATTCACTTTAGTAATCACAGCAGCTAACTCTGCATCAGTAGCTAAACTATCAGTATAAGCAGCCTGTAACACTAACCCATAAGCATTAGGCTTAGCTAATGGTAGGTTAGCTTCTATTGGGTCTGCAATACCATCTTGGTATAGATTCATAGTTGCAGAAGAACTGTCAGATGTAAACTCTGCACTCTCTATACCACTTCCACCTCCAATAGTAGTCCAAGCACCATTATTAAAATACTTTGCAGTATTCTTATTCAGCCATACTGAGTTAGTATCAGGAGCATTAGGACTTACTTTTAAAGTTCTTATTGTCTTCATATCTTTTATTTATTAGTTGTACTACTTTTCTTTCTTAGAGCTTGTCTCTTTATACTTGCATCAGTTTCAGCTTTCTTTTTATCCAGCTTTAATTTGTCCCTATCAAGTTTAAGTTTCTCATCAAACTCTCTTATCTTCTCAGCAAGATTAGCTTTAGCTTCTGGACTATAATCATTAATCATAATTCCATCTTCTTCATCTGGTCCTCCTTCTGATTGTATCTGAGCTACTATTATCTTAGTCTGATTATCTCTTATATTAGCTTCTTCCTTCTGGAGAAGTTCTGCTTCTTTCTGCTCTTGTTGCATAGCAGCTATTTGCTGTTGAGCCTCAAGTTGCTCCTTCTGAGCCTGTGCTTGCCTTTCTCTAATCTGCTTTTCATCTTTCTCAATTAGTCTTTGCTTTTCAGCTAAACTTGAAGATGTATAGAGCTTAGTAATAGTAGAGAATGATAAAGTTTGAGTCTGTAATGCAGCCTGAGCCAAAGTGTCTAACTTCTGTTGAAGCTCTTGAGTTCCATTACTATTATCTACAACCAAACCATAGTCAGCCTCAGCAAATTCATCACCATCAATCTCCATTACTCTTGTAGATGTATCTGATAATATATACTGGAACTTCTTGTTTCTTCCCTTTAAAGCTACCTTTGCAGTCTCTAAGAAGCACTCTAAAGCTCTCTTCTTCACATCATCATGAATAGTAAACAACCATTCAGTAATATGACTTGATTGAAGAGTAGCTCTCTCAACTCCACCTACAGTCTCTCTTGATGAAACCTGACCCTCTCTTTGCTTAGATATACCTGCAACCTCAGACATTTCCATCTTAATAAACTCAAGAAGGTTAATCTGTTGCTGAATATAGTTACCTATATTAGTCTCAATCATTCCCTTTCCAGCATTATTAAGAGCACCTGCCAGCTTACCTGTAGAGGCTCCTATAGTACCTTCCTTGAAACTATCTATAACTGCAATATGGTTTACTCTTGCATAGTACATCCACTTACCAACATCCCATCCTTTAGGAACTTTAGATAAGTCAAGCTCTAAGATAGAACCCCAGTTTGAAGCAATAGCCTTATTCAGTCTATCATGAATAGCATCATACAAATAGTTATATGGCTTCATCATATCTACTAAACTGAAAGGTCTGCTGTCATTCAGATTATAGATTGAACCTACAATACCAAAGTGACATCTTGAAGGATTGTTCAATCTGTTATATTGAATCAATCTTGGTCTCATATTGACAAATATCTCATTGCCAATCATGGTTCCTTCCCATGCTTCATTAACCCAGAATGACTGTACTTCTTCACCTGCATCCTTATCTACTACATAATTCTCAGGATAGAAGTTCCATTCTTCCTCACCAGTTTCAGGGTCATAAGATTTAACCTTAAGTATCTTCCTCTTTGATTTCCAGTATAATCTCAGCACTCTAAGATTACCTGCCAAGTCATAAGGAAGGAGTGAATTTGCAATACCTTCTGTAAATAGATTAGCTGGGTCAAAGAAATAGGTTCCATCTCTAACAGTTATTTCATCACCAATCATATTCTGATTAACAAATCCATATCTTTCATCAATATTATCCATCTGGTCAACAGCTCCCTGACCTATGTAATCAGGCATAGTTTCAATATACTTTATGTCCTTTGGAGATAATACATCATAATATGTATCTATTACTCTACCCGGAGACCAATAATCCTCAAGGATTATCATGTCAGCATCTTCCACCTTATTACTGTACCCAGACTTGAATATCCTAATCTTTAATGGGTTCACTCTCTCAATGACTGGTTCTCCACCTACAATATCACATTGATAGATTTCCTCACCACATGTCATTGCATCCATGAAACCATTATTGAATATAAGAGGAATATCATATTCCTTGATATAATGGTTAAGCAATTCATTTGCTCTTACCTCTCTTATATCCTGCCATTCATAGGTATAATAGTCATTTAGTTTCTCAAGTTTGATATTGTATTCATCCTCAGATATTGAGGTGTCAGTTATCATTTCTTGAAGCCTTTGTAATAGCTCATTCTTCTTATTATCCTCTATTTCTGAGATAGCATTTGGGTTAGTTACTACAACCTTAAAGTCAAATACTCTCTTACTTTCCTCACCTCTAAGTACATTCAACTTACTATTCATGATAGGATAATGTTGTAACCTATCAGGGATGTAAGCTGCCTTTATACCATCTGGATTAAGTACCAGTTCTAAGTCTGACATGTGTAGCCTGCCATTAAGCAAGTCATAGTTTATCTTTTTATGGATTACTGATTTCCTAACCAAGCTATAATTGAAGAATGTCTTCTGATTAGCCCACAACAGACAATCCTTTCTCCATTGCTTAGTCTTCTTAGAGAAAGGAAGCATCTGTCTGGGAAAGTTTAAAAAATCTGCCATAGTCTTCCATTATTTAATTTTGTGACAAAAGTAAGTAAAAAAATCCATTTAGTCAAGCACATAAGTGATTTGTTTATCTAATTGTATCTTCTGTACTAAATTTACTGGGTTTCTGGAAAGGGGCTTGTACTACCCTGTAATTCTCAGTAAAGAACTTATCATTCCCTAAATAATCCTTTGGTACTTCTTCTGAGTCTCTTGAAGGGTTTCCTTGATATAGGACCATCTTCTCCTCTCTATATAACATAACCATACCTAATGCCCTAATTCTATCCACATTTATCTCTGGGTTAAATGCAATTAACTCTTCAATTAATGCTCTGTTTCTTAAGAAGTTAAGGTTATAAACTGTTACTTCTACATCCTCTCCATCAATATTCTGTATAATAGTTACAGGCTTCATCAGCCAGTCTCTTATAAGATTATTGGCATAAGCATTGATAGCTGCTGAGGCATTAACACCCTTAGCATTAGAACCAAATGAACTATACTTAATCAACTGTTTGTCTCTTAAGAACTCTGGAGTATCAGCCAGTAAGTGAGTACAATTCATCTTACTAAAGTAAGCAAATATACCCTTCTTATTTGATTCATACAGACATTTTGCATTATAGAACAGACACAGTAACCTTACTATCTCAAAGTTATCATCTGCAAATGATTGCCTACCAGTGTACTCAGCTACAATCTTATCAGTCCATAAGTCAAGAACAAAGGTAGAAGAGAGAGAGGAAGATTCAGCTTGGTCATTATCTACAGGGTCATGACCAATAATATATCTTGTGTGGGGAACCTTTCCATTTCTATCTTTCTCTGGCATTTCATATATTTCAATAGCACCCGGAGTATCATTCTCTACACCAAACTTCCTGATAGGTACATCACTGGTTGGAGTAAACTCAACTCCATTACTATTCTGTACCAACTTACCAATATATACATCATCATAAGCATGTACATCTTGGTCTAATTGACTTAATCTTTCTGTAAGAGCAGTAATAGGGAAGTAGGCTGCCTTGACCTTAATAATAGCTTCTGCTGGTGTAATAGGGTCCTCAGCAATTACTCTCAATACTGATTTAGGGTCAGCACTGTATTTAGCCTTGTACCTTGCAATAAGAATCTCTATAAGAGCCTTAACTACATCTGATACACCATCCTTATTATAACATCCTGCTCTATTAATATATGAAGGAAAGAAGAAACCAAACTTAGGTTTACCTTGCTTTGGTCTGTCAAATACATTATCTATAGACAATATATTATAACCATCTGGATTATAAAGTAAAGTCTTAGCTGAACTAAAGTCAGACTCACTCTCAGCAGCAGTACCTACAAGGTACATAGTAGCAAAAGTATAGTCACCATCCTCTACAGACTTTCTGGTAATATCATAAAGGGAAAGCAATCCTTTGAAAGAACCCATTTCCTCAAATAGAATCCAACCTCTCTTACCTCTCAGCTTCTCACTATCATCCTTTGCAGATACAGCAAGTACTTGATTCAGAGAACCTTTCTCTACACCATATTCATCCTTATAACCCATTTGCCAAGACATCTCATTAGGAGAGTTCTTTAACATAAGATGTGGGAAAGGGGTATTAGCAAAGCTAAAGTTAATTGAAGGCTTAAACTTAGATAGAGTACCATCCTTATCATCTTTCAAATATTCCTTCTGATAAGCTGTAAGTACTGTAATAACCCTTCTATTTGATTCTTCACTTTCTCCAAGTATAAGATTATGACTCATGATTGCTGCTAAGCTATAAGACTTAGCACATCCTCTCTTTGCTAATTCAATAGCATGTTTACCACCTTCTCTTGCTTGCCATAGATAATGAAATCTCCAGTATATACCTTCAAAGAAGAAGGGAAAAGCCTCAGTTCTGATAGCCTTCTTTCTTCCTTCTATTAGCTTATTAACCATCATAGGACAGTAATTCATAAACCAATAGTTAAAGCCTGTAACCCATTCTCCATCTGACTCTCTCACATAACCTTCATAGCATCTTCTCTTTTCTTCATCCCAATGTCTCCTGAACTCAGAGTTAGGATTACTGTTAGGTTTCAAGAATGTATAACACCCATACTTTAAGAAATGTAGAGCTGGTTGTCTGAAATAATCAGCATCCTCAATGATATGTGGGTTAGTAATATCTACTATAATCCTACCCTTCTCATCCCTTGGTAAGTCCCTTGCATAAGGTCTATTGGGAGATATAAGCCTCTTAACAAACTCTACTGTAGTAAGAGTCTCAAGTAACTGTTCCTGAACCTCCTGAGGAATGGTATTCATTAGTTCCTCAGTTAGTTCAGTCTGATATTTATTCATTTGAATCATTGCATAACTCCTTAAAATCTTGTTTATTAATATACTCCAGAAGAGATTTGGTAATAGAAGTGGTTAGGAGGAAAAGAGCTTTAGTTTCTTCTGCATCAGTAACAATTCTATTAGAGTACTGAGTACCAAATGCAGGTATCTTTTCACTCTTACTTACAAACCAAACTTGCATTCTATAAGTCTTCTGTGACTTAACTACAGGGTTAGTATCCACTATTTTATGTAATACAAAGTATCCCTTTCTTCTATTAGGAAAGCCTTCATAATATACATTAAGTCCTTCTACTATATCATTTATTTCCATAATTATTTATAATTAAATGTATATCCTAAATAGGATTTCTTATTTCCTTTACAGCACTCAGTTATATTTCCTACTGATTTTGCATTTAGATAACATGCTGCTTCTGTTAGTGACTCAAATTCTTTGGTGATGCTTCCATCAAGAGACTTCATAATAATGCTTCTTCTATTTGAAGCCCTCCTATGAAACCTTAAAATGTAATCTAATCTGTCCTCTATATTATCATCTTCAAATAAAAAGATATAACCTTTCCATTTAGTAGTACCCCCAAATAAAGAAGCACAGTAATATATTCCAGATTCAGATGCATTAAACTTTATAGAGGCTTCATGAATTGATTCACAAACATTGATTAACTCCCCTTTAAGTGTGTAAACCTTTATAGGTCTTCTTCTTAAACCTCCTACATAATCATTTCCATCAGAAATGTTATAAGAAAGATTAAAACTCTTATAGTGAGATATAAGACTCTCCTCTATACTAAGAGCTTCTTCTTTTGAGAGGTTGGAATGTAATATATTGTGGGTAAATCCATCCCATCCATACTTTACTATAGCTCTCCAGAAATAAGGATTGGTTCTATACCCAAAACCATTAGCCCATCTGAGTTCTGGTTTTCTCTTAGTAATCCCAACATAAGTAACATTAGTCACCTTATTTACATGGGAGTACACTATAAATTTATTATTCATAAATATCTAATATACAATGGGTTAGAGGTCCTCATATATTGCTTTTTCTTGTGCTCCTCTTACCTTATCATTCTGTGATAATTCCTTAGCAATAGCTCTTTCAGCTTCATCTAAGTCCTTAACCATTGATGGTATAAGTTTAATAATAGCACCTAATTCCTTAGTCTCTTTTATATCAAGTTCAGTTAAGTCCATACTCCTTAACTTCATTCTATACTTATCAACAAGCATTCTTGTATCATCAAGTAATAGCTCAGAAGTGGTCTTAAAACTTGCATATAGTGCTTGAGCTTCTTTCACAGTAGTATCAGGTTCCCAGTTATCCTTCATACCTTCACCCTGCTTAATAGCTTCTTTCCTCTCCTGTTCATCTATTATATATTTGTAATCACTTCTGGAGTCCTCCATAAAGTAACAATATCCAAGCTCTGTAATAGCTCTCTCCTTTGAGAGAGATTTATCTCTATTCCATATCTGTCTGAATGCCTTTAAAGCATAGGCTTCATCAGATATAACCAGATTATAGCCATCTCTTTTGAATAATCTCATACTGCTTAAAACTAAAAAAGCCCAAGCCTTTGATAGGCTCAGGCTTATATTTATACTATAAGTTGTGGTCCTGTAACAATAGGAGGATTTTCTTCAAATTCCTCAATCTCTGCTACAAATTTTACATCTCCATCTTGAATCATCATGTGCTCAACTCCATCAATCTCCATGATGTCAAACTTATATCCTACTACAGGATTATCCTTAATAACACCATCTTGCAATGAGCCGGGTTTATGTTGCATTACTGCATATCTTTTAGGGTTGATATATACTATATCTCCTACTTCAATACCTCTTACCATTGGTCCAACAGCTACTACTGTCTGATATTCTTTCACTGAACCAGCTCTGGTACTATCTATAATACCACCAGTAGTCTTTAGGTCAGTAGGATATTTATTTAAAGTGACTACCATGTTATTAAACATGGGTTTAACTTTCTTGATTGTTGTAATCATCTCTTAATCTTCTTATATGTTCAAATCTTTTCTTAACTCCTATCATCCTATCATAAGTACAACTAAGTTTACCTATTGATGGAATATTGAAATTGGTTCTCAACTTATCAAACTCCTCTTTGCTTAGGTCTTCCTTTAGAGGCAAGGCTTTGATGTTATTCCTAATGAAAGTCCAAAGGGACTCATAGGCTTCCTTTACCACTTTAGGTGGTAATCCAAGTTCTGTGGATACCTGTTTAATTGCTTCTGAGTATATCATGAGAAATCAAATAATAACATCATCTTAAATGAACCATTCTCCTCATCTACTGATGGAATGTATCTTGGGTTTATCTTCCCATCAATGATGACCTTATTCTTTCTTAACTTCCCCATGATGACCTGAAAGTGGGGAAGAGATATATCACACTCTTCCCTTACTTTCTTCTTAGTATCTTCACTCATAGTAACCTTATCAAGTATCTCATTATCCTTAATGACCTTGCTGAGTTCATATCTCTGCTTCACAAAGGATGTTATGACATCCATCTCTCTTTCAGTGAGATTATGGAATGGGGTGAGAAACTCGAACCAATATCTAAAGAACTTACCATCTACCTTGCAAGGAATCCTAACTATTGAATCCACTTGCTTAGCCATAGTTTATTCTCCTTCCTTTACTTCTTCCTCAGGTTCTTGTTCAGGTTGACTCATCAGCAATTCAAACTCTTTACCACACTTCTGCTTAAACTCTTCTGAGATATAAGGTGTAGTAGAAGTAATTACTGTCCACAACCATTTTAATCTTTCATAGAAGTTAGTAAGATTAGACTCTTGTAAAGCCTGACTTAACTTCTGATTCTGCATATATAACTGTCTGCTTTGCTCAGACAACTGGTGTGCAGTATTTTCCAGTTCCTCATAACTTAGCTTTCTCACTTCTGGAGTAGCCTTGCCACCTCCCTTTACAACTTTCATGTTATTCTTCTCTTCCATCTTTATTTTTCTGTTAGATATATTCAAATCTCAAATTATTTATAGTAGATTTATTTATGCAATATCTACTAAGTGTACTTCTGGATATTTTAAGAGACTCACATGCCTCTTTAAGAGATTGAAATATTGTTTCTCCCTCTTTACAAGAAACCTTAACCTTTTTAACTTTCAATCCTAACAATTTATTACTTACAGTTAAGTTTCTATTTCCGAAATTAACATTAACATCCCTATTGCACCATTCCAAATTAGAAGCAGAATTATCTTTCTTATTCTCATTTATGTGATTTATTTCTGGAAAGCTGCATGGATTAGGAATAAAAGATTGAGCTACTAATCTATGGATAAAATATAGTCTCCCATAAATGTTCACTCTTAAATACCCACTATTATTCTCTTGGGGTTTAAGGATGAAAGATTTCTTCAAGGTAGTTCTACCTCTTTTATCTATTCCTTTTCTTTCAACACTTCTTACCCTACCAAGATTAGATACTTCATAGTTAGAACTTATAATTGTTGGTTTCCAAATTTCCATCTTATTACCTATTCACATAACTACCTCCATACATGGTAGCATACATTTTCTCCCATTCATGTATGTGTGCCTCACCAGTCTCAGTTCCACCACATTTGTCACAGTAATCTATGCCATCTGAGTTTCTTATTGCTAATGATAGACAATGTTTACAATATACAACTGGTATATTATTATATTCTTCCTTGGGAGTCTCAAGCTCAACTGGCTTGACTTCTGTACTTAAGTTCTCCATAAATCTTCTCTTTAGTAATCTGTAACTCCCTACCAGAGGTCCTCTTTCTATTATTGAAAGGTCTCTTTGGAACTTCCTCTCCCCAAGATGTTACATGACCTTCTCTGATAGCTCTTCTAATACTCTTGTATTTACCAACAGCACTATAAATAGCAAGATGTAACACCATCTTAGGTTCATTGTACTGAGGTTCTTTTGTCTTCTTCTCTCCCATAATGCCAGTTGTTTTTACTTATAAAAAACTAAGTAAATCTGTCCTCCTAAAGGAAATATACTTACTATATCTTCTCTTTTAATTTCAAGCTCTTGAGCTTGCTTGATTACTTCTCTAACTGTAGAGCCTATAATACAAGTGATTAATGTCTTCTCCTTTTCCATATTATTCACTTTAACTTAGTTGCAGGTAAGGGATTTGAACCCTTGGCTTCCTTTTGAGAAGCTCCAGCTTATGAGACTGGTGAGATAGACCACTTCTCTAACCTGCGATATTACTTTGCTGTTTCTTGATAGTGTAACCAAAAATGACAATTTGGGCATATCAAGATACATTTATCAATCTCTTCTAATAGTTTCTTCATGCTGTAATTTCCAATACCACCAGCATTCATTCCTGTGGTTTTCTTAGAAGGGTCTCTATGATGAAATTGTAGGACCTCTGGATGTGTATTCCATCCACAAAGTGCACAAGATTTATCCATCTTATAATTTCTAACAAAGTCCATTCTTTGTTTCCTTCTATTATTAAACCAGTCTCTTCTTGCTTCTAAATTCTTTCTCATGAGCAGATAGAGAGAATCGAACTCTCACCAAAAGATTGGAAGTCTATTGTACTAACCTTTATACTATACCTGCATTTGTTAGAGATTTGCTATTGGTACTCTAACTTCTCCAGTCTCAGCTTAGCTGGAACCTCCTATCATCTACACCATAAGGTATTCATAGTAGCATAGGATGTTACTCTCTCACTGTATGAATGGCAGCTTTTAGTAACTTGTTGAGCTTCTTATAGGAATCGAACCTATATAACTTCATTACAAGTGAAGCATAATAACCTTTATATTAAAGAAGCATAGTAACCCCAGAGGGAGTCGAACCCTCACTGGATAGGGCTTAAACCTACTGTCTCTTGACCATTGGACTATGGGGCTATCTTAATCCATTGCACCTTTTCTACATAATTCAAACAAGTACTTATAATTATGAAGGTTAGTAATGAAGGCTTCACACTCACTTCTAACTCCAGCAAAGTTAGAAGACTGAGGTAATTTAGTGTAGAAGGTATCAGTTCTACTTATCAAGTTATCAATTGCTTCATGAGGACAAGTGAAATCAAAGTTAGTTCCCTTAAGGAAGTTTGGTTCAAACTGTCCCTGAATACCTTGAACTTCTTCTGCAAGAATATCTTGATAATCAGATATTTTATCAATAAGTTCATCAACCCTTACATGGATTGAATTGCTATATGCTGACCAATGAAGATTCTTAAACTTAGTCTTGAATCCTTCAAGTACACAAAGAAAGTCTTTAAATTGATTTCCTTCATGTGAAGGAACCTCTTCTTTAAAACCCTCTAATAGATTGTCTCCAAATGTATCTATCATATTGTTTTAATTTGATGTTACAAAGATATGTATTATAATTTATATATGCAAGTAAATCTGCATATTTTTTTTTTGTACCCTCAGTAGGAGTCGAACCTACAGCCTTCTGAGCCTAAATCAGATGTGTCTACCAGTTTCACCATGAGGGCATTATAAGCTGTGGAAACTAATGGAGTTGAACCATTATCTAAGGATTTTCAGTCCCCCGCATAGACCACCTTTGCTAAGTTTCCATTAATAAGTGGGCATAGAGAGACTCGAACTCCCCTACTCCAAAGTCCATTACATCAATTTGATAAAGGAGGGCAGATTTACAGTCTGCTGATGTTATGTACCCATTATATTTGTTCCCTCATGAGGAATTGAACCTCACCTCATAGATTAAAAGTCTATTGCCTACACCTGTCTGCTATGGGGGAATATGTACCTCCACTAAGAATCGAACTTAGAATCTTCTCCTTAAGAGGGAGCAGCTTTAACCATTCAGCTATAGAGGCATTTAATTGTACTGAGGGTAGGATTTGAACCTATACATCCTTTCAGACTACTCACTGTTTAGCAAACAGTTCCCTTACCATTAGGGTTAATCCTCCATTACTTAGGAACACTCTCAATCACTATCTTAGGTGATTTCTGAGCTAATTGCCAAGCTCTTATAAAGTCTTCCAAATCCATACCAGTAGGTAACTTACTTAAGTCTATATCTGGCATAAGTTGCTCTCTCTTAAGGTATAAACTACAATGACAAATGTCTTTCTCTCTATAATCAGAGCAAGGACATTTCTTATCCTCACCTGTATTATGACAGGGACATTCTCCATTATTAGCCTCACATCTTTTCAAAATAGCATTCACTACCTTATCATTGGGATTTAACACCCATCCTTCTTTTCTCAATATTTGTATCATAATGCGGAGAAATGAGGTCCCGACCCCCAGTCAAATAAATGACCACTTTGTTTTCAAGACAAGTCCCAGTCCCACTGAGTTATCTCTCCATTTGCCTCTCCAACTCTTTGGAAGAGGACTTTGACTACCTATTGCAGTCTATGAGGGAATTGAACCCTGTTCTCTGCATTGACAGTGCAGCACTTTAACCATTAAGCTACATAGACTATTTTGTAATGGGTAGGGGATTTGAACCCCTCTCTGCAAGATTGAAAATCTTGTGTACTAACCACTATACTAACCCATCATATTATGTATTTCTCTATGACAATTTGAACATACCAGAATACACTTTGAAAGTTCATTCAGAACTTTTTGTTTATTTTTATCAGATGGATAATTACCATTAACAAATCTACTTATGTTAAAGTCCTTATTATCCTCTGTGTGATGCCATTCTAATGCTTCTTTACATTTATTATATCCACATATAGAACATTGAGTTTTTAATCCATTAACCCAATTTACAAATTCTATTTGCCTTGTCCTTACTCTCTTAGTTTGACACTCTTTACATATATTTCTTAAAGCATTTCCATTCTTTGGAAATTGAATGTCTTCTAAATCTCTGTTACAAATTCTACATGTTTTCATAAAAGTAATTAAAAGGACTATCCTATCTTCACAGACCAGATAGTCCACTCTTTAAAAATCATGAAAAAAAAAATCCACCTTCAAAAGTACCCCATTAAGGACTCGAACCTTATCTAAAACTTTAGAAGAGTCTTGTGCTTCCATTACACCAACAGGGCATTTATTGTTGTTCCAGCAGGAATTGAACCTACATTACTTGAGCCAAAATCAGGTGTAATAACCATTATACTATGGAACAATGTTCTTATCTTCTAATCATGTTGCAAAGATAAGTCAAATATTTGATATATGCAAATCTTTCACTAATTATTTTCAAGATAATATGAAAATACTCCAGAAGAGAATATGAGATAATAAGGTGGAAGAGGGTAATCAATAAAGAATTACCCAACTTTCTCAACTAATTTATCTGCCCACTTCTCTGTATAGAAACTATAATAATCCCATTCCTTACCCAACTTATAGGCTACATAATGCACTAAGTTATGTAAGATAGAAGGGATAGCTATCACTGGAATATACAGCCATCCTAATAACTGAGACTGGTATGAATGCCCTAATTCATGCTTCAAAGACTTATCAGTAGAATTAGGAAGAGCAAATATATAATCCCCCAAAGAGAAGTTTGAGAGAATGTACTCAGTTATAATTAAGTTCTTCCCATTGTACTTTCCACCATAGTGACACAAGTATCCTAAGCATCCATAGATAAGAAATGCTATATAATTCTGTGGAAATTGCCACAACCAAAGTAAGAGGTTACTTAACCATTTCATACCTTATATCTCTTTACATTCAACACCTTTGAACTAACTCCCTGTGCATAATACCTATTATCATTATGATTCACAGATATACATACAGCACCATCACATTCAACTATATTTATAGTCTCATTCTTAACCTTCTTAACTGTCTTCATATTGTTTCATTTTAAATTGGGCATAGTTATCCCTCCCTCCTATTTTATTCTTAACTAACTAAAGTAAATAAGGAGTAAAACCTTAGTTTCATATAATAAGAGACCCTACAGACATTTCTCACTGCATTAGACTGGATTAACCAGATTCTTACTCCTATAGACCAGCAGATACACCCGTTTATATACTATTAGTTCTTCTCTTATTTATCTCAAGGGTTCATTACCTGTGCCCTGCTAATGGTATCCTTTACTTTCCCATGTTGGCTGAACCAATGTATCTACTAATAGGTAGTCTCATTATTACGGTGCAAACATACAAAAAATAAATGACATATCCAAATCTGGGGCTATTATTTATGAAAGTTTAACTATTGACTATATAATATGCTGTTCTTTTAAGGCTTTTAAACATCTTGCAGTCCATTCTACTAATGGTTCATCATTAGTACAACTCATATATTGTCCAGTTTGGAATATAGAATGTACTATCTCATGTAGGACAGTAAGTTCAATTTCATCCTTTGAAAGTTTACTACCATCAGGCTTCTTTGTGCTAATGGTTATTACCCTTGAAGGACTCTCTGTTTTTCCAAATAACCACCTATCATTTTCACCAACTACTTCATCTACAAACTGTATTCTCCAAGTACTCCCAAATAAATTATAGCTCTTCTCTTTCATACTTTTAATTTTTGGTCAAAGATAAGTATATAATAGATACTATCCAAATAATTTAATTTTTTTTTTTTAATTTTTTTTT